ATTCTATATATAGTATAAAAATACCGAAATACCCGTTCTAGGCAAATTGAAAGTCTTTAAAAACAAATACTTAGACCCTCCTCCAAGAACACTTTAACCTGTTCTACCCCCCTTCCTAGGTCGATTATTAGTACCACTGCCAACTAAACGCCTCACATATACAAAATAAAAATTAATTATAATTGTGAAATAGGTCAAGAACTGACCCGAATAAGTCACCTAATCAGACTAAATTGAATACAGAAACTTATAGGACTAAATTGAGTACAAGTATTAAAGTGCGAAATCTAACGTGATTGGAAAGGTACCATTAAGTGAACTAACAAGCAGCACCACAATGGCAAAAAGAACAAATATATTCAGAAAGAACACAGAAATCAAAAAGATATTATAGCAACTCTCAGCCAACCTAATTAAGTAATTCTTCATACAAATCCTCTCTTTCTATCTCCCTAAGAAGTTTCAAGGTCTCTAGATCAAACTCCTCACTTGCAAATTCCTCTCCATCTAGTACCAATCTTAAAATAGCCTCTTCAACCATAACATCCTCTCTTAATGTCACAAATCCCCCTTCTGTCTTAAAAATTCCATCCAGATCTCAACTAACTCACTATAATCTTCAAGTTCCTCACTTCCCATCCCCAGCATTGCGAACTCTCTCTGCGTCATTTTGGGTATCATAATATCTAAGTCTTCCATTCTTCCTATCTCCCCTTTCTAAGTGTATCGCAATTCTAGTCACAAGTAAAGCATAAATTACATATATTCCAGCACCAACCAAAAACCAAAAAAGCATACTCCCCCCCTTAGGGCATAAACACCCTCTTACCTGACCTAGTCTTCCTCGTACTCAAATGGCACCAAGTCTTAGTCCTAGAAGGATCTTCCATGTACAAGTCTAACTTCTCTAACACATTCAAGTTAGCCATAATCCACTTCTTAATCTTACCATTCCTATCAACAAGATCAACAGCCTCGCAAGTCAAGTGGGCACTATTAGGACTACCTCCAGCAGCAGCATTATACTTTCCAGGTCTATACCCAGAACTAACCGAAACAACCACTCCATACTCTTCCTGAAACTGCTCAATCTTCTCTAACAATATTCGCATATTCTCTTTTTGTTTCTCAGTCAAAGGATACTCCTCATCCCTTCCCATTAAATACTCTTTCTCAGTCATATCTAACTCCTAGTTGTGAAAAAGTAACAATATTAAAGTAAAACAATCCTATTTCTAGTCTCAAAACAAATAACCGGACAATCTTCTCCCTTCTCCATCCCCTTAGTGCACCGCAAAACCTCTCTAGTCCTCTTCCTCATCTCTTTCCACTTATCTAAGTCAATCCCCTCAGCTTCAAGGCTCTCAGTAATAATAGGCTTCTCAAACTTCTTCACCCCTTTAGGCTTCACAGTCGTACACATATGCTGTGTCTTTTTTATGGCACTTCTAGTATCTAAAATTTGTTTATTAATATCATCAATCCTCTTCTCATCTTCTGTCTTCTCTATAAGCTTATTAACCTCATTCTCCCTACTATTAAGAAACTCACTACTATTCGTGAATTGTTCACAATCTAAACGTATTGCATCCCTAAGCACCTTCAACTCATTAGCCAACCTATCTAAATACTCCAACAATCTCTTTCCATCTTCATTAATCATTTACAACTCCTAACAAACCTTATCTACCATTATTGACAATATATCTAATATATAATTAACACGTACTATATTAGAAGTCAAGACAAAATCAGCATTATGTGGCTGAGTAAGCAAAAAATTAAAAGGCAAACTACACTTATTCCCCACATTAACAACCGTACTTAACCTATCATCCGCAAACGCCAAAAAGTGATACTTATTCTTCAAGTTGTTAATAATCTGACTCTTCTCCTTAGAGAAAATCAAATCATCATAAGTAAAACCACTCTCATCTAAATTAAACTCAGTGTCCCTTCTAAACTTAGACGGTCTAGCAGTTATCAACACTATCTTAATGCCCATACTCTTTAACTTATTAACAAACGACACCGCCCCCCAACAAGCAGGTAAATTCCTATAAAATCCTATTTTTTCTAGCATATGTAGGAAAGCATTCATTCTCTTCTGAGAAAAATCATAATCAGTCATACTACTTAACGATACTAAATCATCCTTAGCCTCATTCCAAGCATCAAGAAACGGACCAAGAAACGAAACTAAAGTATCATCTATATCCAACGCCATAGCTAACTTCTTTCCTGCGCACATATTCTACTCCTCAAGTAAATGCAATAATAAACAAACAGTCCTGACCTTCTCCACATCCAGCGCATCTTCACTCTTCAACATCCGCTCAAAAATCTTCAAAAGCATTCTCCTATCCATCGTCTCACTACACCCCCTTATCGCCACTCTAGCCTCTATAGTCATTTTATTTAGTGAGTCTTCAACTACCAACTTCTTAATGTCCTGCATAGCCTGCATAAGTCCAATCTTTTTGTTTTTAAAATCATCTTTAATTTTATTAATCATAATAACTCTCCCACACTAATTAGAATAATAAATCATAAAAGCTAAAGCCTTAACCTCCTGTAAATTTAATCTCTCACTAGAAGTAATCAAATCCTCCAACTGCTCAACAAACACTTCTCTATTCTTATGCCCTAAACTCTGCATAAAATTCTTAACACTATCAGGAATATTTCCCTTAAAGTTCTCAACAATTAAATTAATTATAGAATGAAATACATTATCCAAACTACTTAACTTATTAGTATATAAAGACTTTAAACGATTAATCTCGATCTCCATGGGATTAAACATTCTATTCTTCCAATAAGGCTCACAATCTGGAGTTCTAGTATTCTTAGTTCTTTTGTAAATACTATTACTTGCTTTTCTAGGTAAGTATTTCTTATTGTCATAACTCATACATACTCCTTTAATAAAGAGTACCACATAAGTATAAAACTGTCAAGGATTTATTATAAAGATAATAGTGAAAAATTCACACTTCTGATTCTATCAACCTGACTAACCACTAACCGACAGGAAGCCCTTTCTAAATCAAACCCAACCATATCACAAGCACTAGCTTTAACTCCCAATTCTTCTGCAAGCTTCCTATATTCTAACTCAACCTTATCGTAATCTAAATCTGAAAGATGATCATACTCCGGCTTCAAGTAGTAACAATACTTACATTCAAGAATAAGCCAAGAAAGTTTATTGAATCTATCGTACTTTTCTGTATACATCATCTACAGACCTCGGATCTACCCAATAACTATTATTACAGCCAGGACAAAAATAATCCCCCTTACCGTAATAGACCATCTCAGTTCCACAATCAGGACAAACCATAAAACCTCCTAATTACCTACTAAATTAAAAAACAATATTAATGAAAAGGAAATAATTAATATGTAAAATAAAATAAACAAACTCACACTTCTAATCATATCCCACTCCTTAACTTCTTTAAAGGTTTGTAATAAGGACAATTTTTATCGTGACCAAACGTCAATAAATTATATGAAGAACACTTACAAGCACTATCATCTCTCTCGCCGCTAACTCTATCATAAAATTCCCACCTACCCCAATCATGACCGTACTCATCAGTATAACTTTCAAACCCTCTAGCAGTCCTACAACAAATCTCTCTCCCCTTCTCATCAATACCTTCCAACGTAAAATCACTAATTCCCTTTATAAGGTCTGAAAATTCTTTAGGAATAACAAATTTATCAGGATTCCAAAGAGTCCATCTAATCTTCTTACCTTTTACCATATTAAAAAAGTCTAAAGCTTCCTCTCTAGTCATTTTTAAGCTCCTCTATACGATTAAGCAAAAATTCCCTATCTCTCAATGACAAATCTAATTCTAACGTCCACTCATAAACAGTTATTATTGGAATATGATTACAAGCACTATATAAAGCAGCGTACATCTTCTTATCTTCAGTTCCTTCCATATACTTAAAGTATTGTGCCTTTTCAAGTTTAGTATCCATATTAATTTTCCTGATCATCATCATTAGTATTATTAATAACCCATCCAAATAGCCCCTCATTTACTAACATAATCTCGCTCCAGTTAAAGGTTAATATTGCTTATAAATCAGTCTTATTTAATCTCTTATAATACTCCTGAGTAGTTAACCAACTTCTCTCTTTATGAATTTCTGTTCTAGTCTCTTTCACAGTAACAGTCCTAGGCTCCTCAATCTTATGATGAATCTCACCAATAGTCACACCACCTACCACAAACATAATTAAAATTACTAATACCATACTAAACCTCCTTCTTTTGCTTTCTAATATCTCTCTTATATCTTCTCTTCTCTTTATCTAGTAACTTCTTATCATAACAGGCATGAAAATACAAATCAGGATAATAATCTCGCATAATCTTAGCCGCCATCTTATCTGTAAACTTCTCCACCTTTAAGCGCATCAACCTATCATATCTATAACTACTTTTAAACGAATAAAACTTTTTAAACCAACCATTCTTTTTCTGTAAAATATGACTAAATTCATGAAAAAAAACGGTCCAAAAAAAGTCTGGTGTCCTTTCAAAAGTATCCATATCTAAACTTATATTATAACCATCAGTAAATCCCCAAGGAGCATTTTTAGCATTAGATTTATAGAATTTTAATTTAGCTCCCACATCACCAGCTAAAATCTTCATATTTTCTAAGTGTAGTATTAATTCTGCCTTAGTCATTTAAACCTCCTTATTGTCCTAATTTATTATACTCTTTAAAAGCCCTCTTCTGATCTTTAAACTTCACTTCCGCAATAAGATCACCATTATACTTATAAGTGGATACAATAAAAGTATTATCCTCTTTAAACAAGTAATATTTAAACTTTTTATTATTATGAAATCTGATAACCATATCAAACTCCCTTTGTTATTTCTTACTATAATTAAGCATAACACGGATGTTCGAATCTGTCAAGAACTTTTTTGAATTAAACCGCTCTTAAATATGCGGCAAAAGGTTTAGCAATAATATCTCTTTCTAAAAACTCATATAACTCTAAAGCATCAGCTACCGTCATCTTCCACTCATTCAAGAACCACCAATTACCCTGTCTCACCACTTCAAGCAATCTGCCATCACTCTCATCCTCAAACTCAATATCAACTGCCTCTTCATGAAATAAACCCTCATCTAACTGCTCAAGCAGAGACTCTTTAGATTCTTTACTAATCTGATAAACAATATTCGTTCTATCATTAAAGATAATTAACGAACCACTACTCTTACTTACACAGAACTCAAAATGTCTAACTCTTTTTACGCTTGAATATAAAACATTTTCCATTTTGAACTCCTCTGTTTGTTATTTCTTACTATAATTAAGCATAACACATCTAGAACGAAAGTCAAGAACTATTTTGAATTATTTTTTAATAAAATATAACTAAATACCAATTATATCACTAACATCTCCTCTTTTATCACTTACATCCCCATCTATACTACTATGAACACCAAAAATTTTATCTCCATTTTCATTATAATAAAAAACATCAACGTCTTTTAATTAATTTTGCTCTCATATATACCTTCAATATTATCTCTTTCTTAAAAGTGAAATAGAATTATTTACATCATCCTCATCTTCTTCATCCTCACCTATATCTTCCTCCCCCTCTCTAAGCAGTGAAATCCCTCCACCATCTGCAGTCATAATCTCATCCTCTTCCTCTCCACCATAAAACACAGCTATTATAATCTTATTTACTACAACTACAATAATATCTTTAACCATTAAACCTAAAACAATCGCTGCCACTAAAGTAAGAAAGTTCATAATCGCTCCCTAGTTAAAGTTATTTGCTATTTCTTAACGCTCTTTCTATAATCACAAGCAGGACAATGACCCATCACATACGTTCCTAAATCTAAAAAGTCTAAAGGATGATTACACTTAGGACACCTAACTTCACCTACAACCTCCTCCATCTCAATAGCCGCCTCAACCTGCACATTTACCGATTCAAGCATATCCAACTCTTCAATCTCACTAGTTAAAGCCTCTTCTCTCTTTCTCATTCTAGAAACTTTTCTACGTAATAACTTTATAGTCTTTTGTAACTTTTGATTTTCTTTTTCAAGAGATTCTATTTTGGTTTTCATTATATCAATGTCTTCCACTTAGTGCCTCTTGGGTTAAAGGTTAATATTATGTAAATAGCATATCACAAAGCTTCAAACCTGTCAAGAACTATTTTCCATTATGATCTAAAACCGTTCTCCAATATAAACTCTCCTCAATCTTAGCCTTCACCCACGAATCATAATCCTTATAAGCACTCTCCTTATCATTACTGCCGTTAAAATTAATAACTAATATAAAAGAAATAATCATACCTATAAATAATAGAAGTCTAATCATATTAGTCCTCCAAGTTGCTCTTAACAAATAAAACATATCCCATTAGAACATTGTAAGAGATAAATAAAACAATACTTGTAATCATATAAACCTCACTTATTGTAATATATCAAATAAAATTCTTAATAATATTATGAAAGAGAAAGTAACAATGATAAAAATGTTTTCTTTACTTATTTTCATATCCTCCTCCCCCTTATTACTTACCCATTATCTTTTAATATCACTACCAAAACTACCCAAATCACTAAACCTATTGTTCCTATTACCCCCATATCGTCCTCCCTATAACAACAGCATATCACAGAGAAGCTACAAAGTCAAGAACTTTCTTTCTATATTTTTGAGCAGTCTTAGTATTAACACAATTCTTCTTTACACCACAATTATATCGAGCAACATAATTTTTAGGATACTTCTTCTTAAACCATCCTAAAATCCTAGCACCATGTTTAATGCTATACTTATAATCATGAGTCAACCTAAACTTATCTAATTTATGGAAATCATTAATCTGAGCAATACCACTATCCTTAGTTCTCTTATTCTCAGCACTAAGAATAAATCTAGATTCCACCTTTAACACACCTAAATAAACTTTAGTGGGAACATTATACTCAACAGAATAAACCTTAGCATAATAGGCTATTAAGAAAGCTTGAGCAGGATCTAAGTTCTTATTGGCTTCCATTATACTTACACTTCTCAAATAAAGGGTAATTAATAATGTAATCATTTGAACCTCCATTTATCCAGCATAATACAAACCAATCTAAAAGTCAACCCCAACCGTCAAATATTTCTTAACGTATTGAAAAATAACAAATTTACATTATATGCCTAATTGTTTAAGAATAAAAAGCCTTGACAAAAAGCGCCAAAAATGGTATAATATAATAATAGAACGAGGCAATTTAAGTCAATAAAAAGAAAGAAACGGAGCCTACATGAGTAATTATAGCAGCAAAGAATTTAAAGAACTTCAACAGTTTTGGTATAATAAACTAGCCGAATCAGGTTTTAACGACATAGAAGACTTTAGAATAGAGTACGGAAATCAATCTAATGATCATCTTAAACGTTCTTGTAAAGATTTAGCACGTAAATATAACCAAGACACTTTCCAACACTTCGCCGATTGCAGAAATTTTCTCTGCCACGGCTATTTCTCGTCCAAAATAGACAAATTTATCTTCAAAATGTACACAGAAGGGCTATCTCTACGTCAAATAGCTGAATTACTACCTGAAAAACAATCATACTTCTACGTTCACACAAAACTAAAGAAAATTAAATCTGACCTTAAAGCCTATTTGATCAAGGAATCCGAAGATGACAGATAATAATCTTAACCTACCTAAACGTAAGTTAGTGAAATTACAGGAATCTGACGTAACAGTAGTACCTCAAGTAGATACTCTCATCACTGACGCCTTATCGATCATAGGTGCTGAGCTTGCACATTATAGATCTAAGACCAAAAAAGGCATTAACCTGGATATGAAAGAGGCTCGTATAGTTCAATCTTATGTTGAAGCACTAGTTAAACTAAATAAAGAAGCTCGTGAAACAGCTAGACAAGAGGACTTAAGTAACCTAAGTAATGAAGAACTGCTACAACTAGCAGAAACACTAGTAGCGAATAATAACAAATAAACATTAGCATAAAGATAAAAAAACCCTTAAGATAAACTGGGACAGCAAAATGAAAACAAAAGAACTCTGCAACGAAACCTACCGAGACCTATGTGCCGAACTAGGTCAATTACAACTTCAAAAAGACGCCTTAGACAAAAGAGCTGCCGAAATACTAGCTCAGATCACCCTTCTTAATGCTTTATCGCCCAAATTACAAACAATAGAAGCTTCATTAGAAGTAAACAAAAAGGACTAACAATGAGCGAAAATCCCAACATCGGATCTAAATTTGAATCAACCCCACGTCCACCAGTACGCTTAAGGGTTGCAGTAGCCGAAGATATTAGCTTTATCTTCAACTCCTGGCTTAAAAGTTATCGAAACTCAAACCAGGCTCATCTAGTATGTAACTCAATCTACTTCTCTGAGCAACACAAACTCATTGAAAGATTAGTTAAAGACTCAAAAGTTATAGTAGCCTGTAACAATGAAGACCCTACTCAACTATACGGCTACATCTGTGCTGGCAATATTGAAGGAATCTTCTGCCTACACTACCTTTATGTTAAACATAGCTTCAGAGGTTTAGGTATAGCAACAGCATTAATTAACGCTTTCGAACACGACGTTTCTTCTGCTGGAATCTTTACCCACATGACAAAACCAATGGAACGTTTAGCAATAAGATTTAATCTAGTATATCATCCTTACATCCTTACTAACTACGTAAACAAAAAGGAGGAATAAGTGAGTATCAAAATGACCCTCTCAATCAAAGGAACTGATTACGAGATACAAATCGTTTCAGATGCAGCCTATAAAAAACTACTTGGAAGTGGAAGCGCTGCACTAACAGATAGAGAGAACAAAGTAATGATATTTAACGAGAAGTTCATAACCGCTGGAACAGTTAGACACGAACTCCTTCATGCTATTTATGGTGAAACTCATGTAGAATCAGCTGACCTAGCTCCTGATGAAGTAGAAGAAATCTTTGCCTCAATAGTAGATTATCAATTTAATAACATAATCTTATGGACTGAACAAATATTAAACAAAGTGCTATCTAAGAATAACAAAAGTAAAACAAAGGACATTTATGAACGAGAACGAAATAAAAGAGCTTAAAAAGAAACTAAAGGAACTGTCAAAGAACGACCTCGTTCGTATGGTCCTTAAGTCTGCCACAATGGTTTCAGTATTAGAAAAAGTATGCAGTGATCTTAAAGAAGAAAATGACTCTCTTAAAAAAGGAAGCAACTAATGAAACATTTAACCTTAGCAATTATGATCCTACTAGCACTAGCACTATCTTCATGTGAATCAGTTAGAGTACATAAAATAAAAAACGTTGTGCCAAACAAACCAGTTGAGGTAACTCTAACTACTAAAAACACTGTAAACATCATCGGAGAAGTAAATGAAGACTCTATGAGCAAAGCAGCTAAAGAACTAGCACTCCTTAGAGCCAATAACCCAAAAGAAACTATCTATATCGTAGTAAACAGCCCAGGTGGATCAGTAACTGCAGGTATGAAATTCATTACATTCGCTAACGGCATAGACAACGTTAAAACTATCACAATCACTGCAATCTCTATGGGTTCAGCAATCGTAGAAGCTTTACCAGGAGAGAGACTAATAGTCCCTAATGCTACCTTTATGTTTCACAGAGCAGCAGGATCAGTAAGTGGATACTTTGATGGTGAAATAGAAACACGTTTAGCCTTCTATAAATCTTTAATAGGTGCCCTTGACAAATCAAATTCTGACCGTATTGGTATCCCACTAGAAGAATATAAAGCTAATGTACTACGTGAATGGTGGGCTTACGGAGACGAAGCAATTAAATTAAATATGGCGGATAGAGTAGCTAAAGTAAAATGTAGTGTAGACCTAATTAAAGCAGAAGAAACTGTAATAGTAGCATCATTCTTTGGAGCATTCGAAAAGAAAATATCTAAGTGCCCACTATTATAATAACAAATTTACATACTTATAGAGCAAAAAAACTTTATCGCCAAAATAAACAACGTAAACAAAAAGGACATTTAAATGAGCCCCAAAATCAAAGCAGTTAAACTGTATCAAGCCGTCATCTTTGACAAACGATCTGAAACCTATTTCACAACTCTTCCAGTATCTAATAAAATCAGCCCAGAGATTAGATTGGTTATGGAAATAATGAGTATTGAAATTAAAAGTGCTTCAGAAACTATCTTAGTACCTATTACAAACGTATCCTGCATCTACTTAATGGACAACAGTGCTGACGATTACAAAGAGAACGTTAAGAAGATTAAAGCTGAAAAAGGCACACTAAAATCACAAGACATTAAATAAGCTTAATAATGACCTTATCAAAGAAACTAGCCATTATAGCAGAATTAAATAAAAGGAGATTGGAGACTGAAAAGCCTTCTTTCTCCTTCTATAACTTCGCCTTTGATAAGCAAATAGAATTCTTTAAAGACTCCGGTCCACGATTTAGAACCGCCGTATGTAGTCGTCGTGCTGGTAAAACTGTTGGAGTCGCAGCAGATCTTATAGATACCTGTCTAACAGAATCAAACGTAACCTGTCTTTACATAACCATAACAAAAGATAACGTTCGTCGAATAATCTGGGCAGATATTCAAAAGATCATAGAAGACTATAAAATCCCGTGCCGTATGAATAACCTCTTAATGGAAATAAAATTCCCTAACGGTTCTCGTATAATCACAGGTGGTTCTAAAGACAAATCAGAAATAGAGAAATTCCGAGGCTTAAAGCTAAAAAAAGTATACATCGATGAGGTACAAAGTATGAGAGATCATATAAGAACCCTTATCGACGATATTATCATTCCCGCACTAAGAGACTTGCGAGGATCAATATACTTAATAGGTACCCCAGGTCCAGTAAAAGCAGGAGCCTTCTTTGACTATAGCCATAACCAAGAGTGGCATAACATTAAATGGACAGCCTTTGATAATCCTCATATGCACAATCCAGAAAAAGGTCTGGACCTAGAGGAGACATTAAGAGAAGAGCGAAAACTAAGAGGGATTGACGAAAACGACGCTTCCTACCAACGTGAAACGTACGGAGCCTGGATAGAAGACACCGACTCTCTAGTAATTAAATATAATGAAGCTATTAACGACTATGATCACCTTCCTCCTAGTGACTTATTATATATAATGGGAGTAGATATAGGTTTCAACGACTCAGACGCTCTAGCAGTTCTAGCCTACTCAATGAAAACTAATGAAGTCTACCTCGTAGAAGAAGTTGAGAAAAATAAACAGGATATAACCGAACTAGCACACGAAATAAAAAGATTACAAGCCAAATATAAACCAGTTAAAATGGTCATGGATGCCGGTGCCCTAGGTAAAAAGATCCAAGAAGAGTTAAGACTTAGGCACCAATTAGCCATTGATGCAGCAGATAAGAACCGTAAATTTGAATACCTTGAGTTCATGAACGCTGATTTACGCAAAGGAGTCTTAAAGGCTCATAAAGACAGTCTATTTGCCCAAGACTCAAAGCTAGTAACATGGGATAGATCCGATAAAGAGAAGCTAAAAATATCGACTATATACCACTCAGATATCATGGATGCAGTATTATACGCTTACCGTGAATGTCGTCACTACTATAAAGAAGATGTACGCATAACTCACGGCATCAACAGTAACGAATTCATGGATGAACTAGAAAGAAAAGAAGCTGAATCCCTACAACGTAAAGAAGAAAGTCTAGATACCTGGGAATATGAACAAATGCTTGACGAAGAATCAAGAGAGTTAAACGAATTTGGAGATGATTGGATATGAACATAAACGAAATTAAAGAACTTATTTTGTGGATGAAAGCCAATAAAGTTAGAAAGTTTAAAAATGCAGACTTTGACGCTGAACTATCTGATCTAGCCTTCATAGATGAATTAAATCAACCACTTACCTCACCAGACAAAGTCAAAGAGTTCATCCCAGGAGGCTCTAACTCCTTAATGGATACAATGCAACCAATGTCAAAAGAGGAAGAAGACGAATTATTATACTGGTCAGGTAAATAGATTGACTAAATATAAGTAATATGATAGTCTATATTTAGGAGGGTTTATGAGCAAGAAAATAGACATGGTAGGCAAGAAGATTGGTGATTGGACAATAGTTAGCCAAGCTCATTCTACTAAAAATGGAACTATCCATTGGAATTGTATATGTAAATGCGGTCATAGAGGGATTGTAGCTGGAACAGATTTAAGAAAAGGAGAATCCTCATCTTGCAGAAAGTGTGGACATAAAAGAGCTGCTAATAAGATAAGAATTTATTCTACTAAAGAAGCAAAAGAAAGAAAATTATATACTACTTTTAAAGCATCATCTAAATATAGGGATAAAAATAATAGTTTAAAATTAGAAGATTTCCTAAAATTAATAAGCAAAGAGTGTGAGTATTGTGGAGAAAAGCCCTTAAATGTGTCCCAACAAGGTTTAGTATATCAGGGAATAGACAGAGTAGATAATAAAAAAGGATATGAGATTGATAATGTAGTCCCTTGCTGTAAAATATGTAATAATGCTAAACATACGATGACAAAAGAAGAATGGGATTCTTGGAGACTTCGCCTAGCTAAAAAAACCTTAAATATCAAATAAATTCAATATCTTAAGCAAATCAAACATATATAAGCAATAACAAATATACATAAACGTAGATTATTAATATAAATATAACAAAAGGCTTATATATGACCGAATATTTGGGCTACACGGGAATTACAGAAAATGCAGGTTTACACTGGTGGTTAGAGGATGATCAAAACATCCACAACGCCGTTTTCGGACACGTTCAATACCTAACAACCTCTCAAGCCTATAGATCCGTAGACAATATCCGCAACATGCGACTCTATGCTAACTATGACGTAGTAAGCCTAAGTAGTTATAATCATTCACGTGTAGATAGCATGAACAACACTACCCACCGTGTAACCCTTAATGTCATTCAATCCATGATTGATACCGTAGTCTCAAAAATAACAAAAAACAAACCAAAACCAACCTTTCTAACTGACGGCGCTGACTGGGAACTACAACAAAAAGCTAAAAAACTAACCAAATTCTGTGAAGGTGTATTCTACGGTGCAAAAGTCTACCAAGAAGCGACTAAAGCCTTTATAGACGCTTGTATCTTTGGAACAGGAGCCGTTAAATTCTTTGCCTGTGATGGAGAAATTAAATGTGAGAGAGTTCTAATAGACGAAATTCTAACCGATGACGTTGAATCCTACTATGGAAAACCTAGAACCTTACATCAAACAAAGTTTATACACAAAGATATTCTTAAGGAAATGTTTCCTGGAAATGATCACCTTATAGATGAGGCAACAATCTATAATCCATCTAACTCTATTGGTGGTTACAATAAAAATAAACATATGGTTTTCGTAGTAGAATCCTGGCACCTTCCTTCAGGAAAAAAAGCCAAAGACGGTAAGCATACAATCACCATATCAAACAAAACTCTCCTATCAGAATCTTATACAAAAGAATCTTTTCCTTTCATATTCTTAAAGTGGAATGAACGCCCAACCGGCTTTTTCGGTCAAGGTATTGCAGAAATGCTTACCGGTATCCAATTAGAAATGAATAAGATTTTGAAAACTATCCAAATCTCTATGCACCTCGTCTCTGTACCTAAACTATTTGTTGAAGCAAGTTCTAAAATTGTAACCGCCCACTTAGACAATAAAATTGGTGGTATTATAAAATATGCAGGTGTTAAACCAGACTATAGCCCACTTGGGGGCGTACCTCCTGAACTATTCCAACACCTAGAACGTCTATACACAAAAGCCTATGAAATAATAGGAGTTTCAAGTCTATCTGCACAAAGTCAAAAACCATCCGGACTTGATGCAGCCGTAGCCCTACGTGAATTTAACAACATAGAGTCTGAGCGCTTCATGTCTGTAGGAATCCGCTATGAACAAGCCTTCATGGACGCCTCATCTTTAATATTAAGTCTTGCAAAAGATCTATACGATCAAAACGGAGAGTTTAGCATTAAGGTTAAGGGTAATTCATTTATTGAAACCATTAACTGGGAAGATGTAAACATGGAAGACGATAAATACATGATGGAAGTATTTCCTACTTCAGCTCTAAGTAGCACACCAGCTGCACGCCTTCAAGACGTAACAGAACTTATGCAAGCGGGCTTTATATCTAAAGAAGACGGTATGAAACTGCTAGACTTCCCAGACCTTAAAGCTACTACTAACTTATATAACGCAGCCCTAGAAGATATAGAAATGACAATAGACCGTATGATGAGCAAAGGTGAATATCAACCACCTGAAGCCTATCAAAATCTATCACTCGGCATGACTAAAGTTCAGCAAGCCTATCTTCTAGCTAAAACCCAAAACGCTCCAGAAGAACGTCTAGAACTTCTCCGTCGCTGGGTTGAAGATGCATCTGCACTAATACAGAAAGCAACAGAAGCCGCAGTCCCTCCTGCCCCTGTTCCAGGGATGGAGGCTGCTGCCCCCCAAATACCAGGAGTTGAATCGCCAACTGCAGCCCCAACTGCAATACCCGAAGCAGCTCCTGTTTCTCCCTTAATGCCACTACCAGGAGCAGGAGAACCAGTACCCGGAGTTTAAATAACAAAATTACATATATGTAAATGAGAAGCCTCGCTACTTTTAGAGGCGGCAATTATGCCAACAAGTAACTAAGGAGAATTTATGTCAGATTTCATGGGTGCATTTAGCACCGAAAGTTCTATGGACGCATCAAACGGAGATATCTCAACAGGTGAAGCAGTAGTAAATGAACTAGCTGATAATCCAGAATCAGTAGAAGCAGAAGCTGAAGTAGTTGAAGAAGTAAAAAAAGAAGAACCTAAAAAAGAAGAAGATGCATTCAGCCGTAAATTTGCAGCACTAAGCAAAAAAGAGCGTCAGATCCGCCAGCGTGAACAACAACTTAACGCTAAAATGGCAGAATTAGAGGCAAAGTTAAAAGGATTAGAACCAAAAGAAGAAGTTAAGGCTCCTGTAATACCTATAGAAAAGAGATTACGAAGTAATCCTCTAGAAACCCTAAAAGATTTAGGATTAAGCTACGAGAAACTAACTGAACTAGCTCTTAATGATGGGAAAATGTCAGTAGAAGATAGAATGGAACTTATGAGAGAAGAATTAGAAAGTGCTCATAAGTCAGAAATAGAAAAAATTAGAGAAGAACTACTAGAAAAAGAAAAGAAAACAGAACAAGAAAAATATGATGAAGTAATTCAAAATTTCATGGTCGAGCTTACGAGTTTTGTCAATAATACCGAAGATTATGAACTCATCCGAGCAAATGATGCAGTTTCTCTGGTCTACGACGTTATTGAGCAACATCATGCGGAAACCGGTCGCATCTTGAACAACAAAGAAGCCGCTGACCTTGTCGAAGCCCACTTATTAGAAGAAGCACAAAAGCTCTTCAAGTTAAAAAAATTAGGTGCCATTAGGGCTCCTGAGGTTTCTAAAAAGCCAGAATCGAAACCATTATCGCCAACGCTTTCAAACAGTAGTGCCCAAACTATGTCAGATAAGACTAGTAAATTGATGGATGACAGTGAACTTAAAAAGGCTGCAGCATCACTACTTAAATGGGATTAATTATTAACTTTATTTATTTATTTATTTATTTTTTAAATTAACACGGAGATTTTTATGGCTTTAGATATGACTTCATTTGCCCCAGCGCTAAAACAATTATACCCAGAAAAAAGAATTGAAAACATGGTATACAAAGATAATCCTTTGTTTGCCCTTTTAGCCAAAGACACTAACTTCTATGGCGAATTAATGAAACTTCCTATTAAATATGGTGCTCCTCAAGGTTCATCTTCAACTTTCGCTACTGCTCAAGCTAACAAAACTAGCTCTTTATTGAAAGCATTCTTAATTACAAGAAATAAAGAATATGCTCTAGCTTCTATCGATAATGAAACAATCGAAGCTTCTAGAAACAACAGTGGCGCTTTCATCGAAGCTGCTAGCTTTGAAATTGATGGTGCTATTGAAACTGCCGGTCGTAACATCGCTGCCGCTCTTTTCGGTACAGGATCAGGTTCTAGAGGACAATCTTCTGCTGCTGCTACTGGTACAAGCATTACTTTAAGTGATGTTGAATCAGTTACTAACTTTGAAGTTGGTATGGAAATTGTATTTTCTACTGCTGATGGCGGTGGAACTGTAAAATCAGGTTCAGTAACTGTTACTCACGTTAATCGTGATAGCGGTGTACTAACTGTAGATGCCCTTACTGCTATTGACGGTGGTACAGGTATTGCTGCTAGTGATTATATCTTCAGAGAAGGTGACTATGATAGTAAATTAAAAGGTATCCAAGCATGGTTACCAGCTTCTGCTCCATCTTCAACTCCATTCTTTAACGTAGATCGTTCAACTGATCCAACACGTCTTGCTGGTATCCGATATGACGGTTCAGCTCTTCCAATTGAAGAAGCTTTAATCAGTGCTGCTTCTAGAGTTGCTCGTGAAGGTGGTAAACCAGACTACTGCTTCATGAACTACAGCAAATTTGCTGATCTTGAAAAAGCTCTTGGATCAAAAGTTCAATATATTGATCTTAAAGCTAACGCTGAAATCGGTTTCCGAGGAATGTTAATCAACGGACCTCGCGGACCAATCAAAGTTGTAGCTGACCAAAACTGTCCAGGTGACAGAGCCTTCATGCTTTCTATGGAATACTGGAAACTTATGAGTTTAGGTGCTGCTCCTCGTATTTTAGACATTGACGGTCTTAAAATGCTTCGTGAATCTTCAGCTGATGCTGTAGAAGTACGAGTTGGCGCTTACTTACAATTAGTATGTCGTGCTCCAGGCTTCAACGCTAACATTAAATTAGTTTAATTTTCAATAATGTAGGGGGGAGTCACATCCCCTCTATTTCCCCTCCACTTTAATCAAATAACAATTCTACATCATTAATAGTCTAAAAGTCTATTCTTTGAAGTTATTTATTGTACTTAGTTATAACTATCAACCTATAGGCTCATCAATATGAAAAAAATAATCAAAAAAATAACTCTAGGTCAAGCCATTGCTCTCATAGATGGTGATAAAAAATTTGATTACCTACTAGAAAATTACCTAACAGAAAAGAACTATTCAATAAAAACAATACCTTACATAAACTGGATCAAATTCGTAGAGAATTACTATAAAGTAGAAATAACAAATATACCCTAATAGGACATTAAGTCCTAATAACAACAGTAGGCTCTTCCATTGCCGGATGAGACTAAATTAAACTAGGAGTTTACCATGGCAAATCGTAATTTCAATCGTCGTCAAGCCCTTGAAAAAGAAGTCAAAGACATTTATGCAACTATTGCAATTGGAGCCACAGGCGCCCCAACACTTACAACAGGTGTAGGTATCGCTTCTGTTTCTAGAACCTCTCAAGGTCTTTTCAGAATCACACTAGATGACAAATTCATCAGTCTTAAAAGCGTAAAAGTTATCCATGAAGTATCAACTGCTGAAGATTTAACATTCCAAGTAAAAGCTGAAGATGTAGCTGGTTCAACTAAATCAGTAGATATTCTATCTCTTACTTCTGGCGTAGCTACTGACCCATCTGATGGTGCCATTCTTCATGTGAAAATTGAACTTAAAAACTCTTCTGCTATATAATTAGGAGGATCCAATGGCTAATCGTAATTTTAACAGAAAACAAGCATTAGAGAAAGAGATTAAAGATATCTACGTAGAAGGAACTTATACTGCTGCAGTACAAGCTACAGGAACTTTAACTCTTACCTCTGATATAGTACTAACAAAAGTAATTGGTGGAGATTCTAATAACGGTAGTACTCTAACTACTGAAGTTGAAGCCGCTGCTGCTAACCCAACAGACACAATACTTGTAGACGTTACAGGAACTGCAGATGCAATAGTAATCACAGTAACTCCTAACGACGGTACAAACAATGGTGCTACACCAGTAGATCTTACAACTGCTGAACTAGTAGAATTAATCAATACTGGATCAGTATCTGGAAAGACAGTAACTCTTACTGATACTTCAAGCTTAATAGACGATCAAACTGCAACTGGTGGAGATACAACCGTACTAGTAGACGGTGGAGAAGGTGACAGTGTAGTAGCTACTTTTGCTGGAGGATCAGACTCATCAATAGCCCTAATTACTAACCAACTTAAGTGGGGTATTGTAAGCCTTTCTGAAACTGCAGTAGGTACTTTTAGAGTAGTTCTATCAGATAAATACCCAAGTTTTAAAATGTTTGATGGTCATTTAATCTCTAGCACTGCCCAAGATATTAACTTTCAAGTTAAAGCAGAAGACGTTAACGGTTCAACACCATACATCGACTTCTTCACGCTATCAGGTGCTACAGCAACAAATCCAGCAGACGGATCTATAATTAAATTATCAATTGAACTTAAAAACATAACAGTATTATAACAGGAGTATTAACTATGATGATGGGTGGAGATAGAAAAGGAATAGCAGCCCTTATAATTAAAAAAATGGGAAAACCAGGAAAAGAAGAAATCGAGAAAAAAGACGTTAACGAAAATGGAGATGAAATTGACAATAACGCCGGTCTCGATGCTGCCGTTCAAGAAATGTTTGATGCATTTCAAGTATCTAACAAAGATAAATTTAAAATAGCTCTTAAATCTTTTATCGAACTATGTGAAAACAATGAAGAAGAAGAGGAAGAAGAGCTAGAAGGTCCTGAAGAAGAATCTTCTAACGAAATGGAATAATGTACTATCATAAGGCACCATATGTAAAAAGTATGGTGTCTTATTTTAATCCAAAAGGATAAAAAAAATGATTACTCTAGAAGAATTAATTGCTCACTCTCGTTCAAGAGCAGACATGGAAAAAAGTCAATTTATTGACAATACTGAGCTAATCTCCTACATTAATCATTCCATATCTGAGCTTCATGACATCCTTATTCAATCATACGGCGCTGACTACAGCGTAAAAACAGTTGAATTTAACTTAGTAAATAACCAAGATACTTACGCAATTAACGACCTTATAGATGATGACGACTTCTATAAACTAATGGGTCTAGATGCAAAGATAAACAACAGTGACTGGACTACTTTAAGTCCTTTCAACTTTAATGAACGTAACCGTTTTCAACACTTTAACGTATCAACATACTTAGGAATAACTAATTTCAGATACAGACTAAGTGGCAGTAATATTATATTTGCTCCAATTCCAGATTCTGCCATGCCATGTCGTATGTGGTACATTCCAGTAGCTCAGAAATTAACCGAGCTAACTGACACCCTAGATGACCTTAATGACTACGATGAGTATATAATCTGTGATGTAGCTATAAAAATGATGCAGAAAGCAGAATTAGATGTTAGTGTTTTAATGGCACAAAAAGCAGCACTAAAAAGACGCATTGAAGAAGCCTCTCAAAACAGAGATGCTGGTAAAAGTGATTCAGTATCTGATATTTACGCAGAAGATTATCGTTGGTGGTATTAATGACTTTAAAATCATTTAAAAAAGTAAAACTTTCTGACTCATCAACAAGCCGCCTACAAGATAACTGTCAAACAACATTTGAATCACTAACAAAAGTATCATTATTAGATGGTATTTTAATTAAAGATCTTGCCCTTACTGCCAGTTCTACAAATGAAATAGAACATAAACTAGATAGAAATCCAATAGGATGGATAGTAGTTAGGCAGGGAGCACAAGCTAACATATGGGACCTACAAGACGCTAACAAAAGTCCAAGCAAATCACTCTCTCTTGCATGTTCCGCAGATGTAACAATAGATTTATGGGTTTTTTAATTGACTTTATTTAGTAAATGTGATAATATATAAGAATGATAGTATATAAAATAGAGCATAAAATAATAAAAAAAGTTTATATTGGTAGAACCAATAGAAAATTATTAGCTAGGGTCTGGCAACATATAAGAGATCATTCTCCAATAGGAAAAGCAATAACAGATTTAGGGATAGAGAATTTTGATTTTCAAGTAGTTTTTACTTCTGATTGTGTGGAGCAAATAAAACAAAAAGAAGCAGAATTAATTTTATCCTACAACTGTATTCACCCAAATGGATATAATCAGGAATATGGGAAAGATAATTTAACAGGAATTAATTTAAATTTTGATAAAAATACCAAAAATTGGAAGTTAAGAACTACTAGAGATAAAAAAAGAATAACCTTGGGTTCATTTCATAGTAGAGAGGAAGCATTAGAATACTATGATTATTGTTTAAAAGTGGATAAGTGGGATCTTTATAAGATACCTAGAGTATCTAAGTTTAAAAATAATAAATTTAGATTAAGAGTTTGGGATGGCAAAAAAAGAGTATATTTAGGGATATTTAAAACAAAAGAAGAGGCTTTTAACTTTTACAGGAAGAAAATATATGGCTAGTACTACTTATATGAATCTTAGTTTACCTACATCAACTGTGACTATAGGACCTCTATGGAGTGTTATGATTAATACTGCCATAGAATCAATTGATGAACATGATCACACATCTACAAAAGGTAAACAAATACCCACAGCAGCTTTAAACATAAATGCAGATTTAGACCTAAATAGCTTCTCACCATTTAACGCTTTAAGCTTAAAATTCAGCTCTCAATCTGCCACCCTAACCGGTGCATCTAACGCCTCATCTCTTTACGTAGTGAGCGGAAACTTATATTTCACAAACAGCGCAGGAACAGCAGTACAAATAACCTCTTCAGGTTCCCTTTACCCAACACCAGGATCAGTACAAGCCCTTAACAGATTCTCAGTAAGTGGTGATATTACAATCGGTGCCTCAGATGATATTGTAGTTCTAGCAGTAAACACTGCAGCAGCAAGAGAAATAACACTTCCATCGGTAAGTGCAGTTTCAGACGGAAGATTCTACATAGTCATAGACGAGTACGGCTCAGCTTACGACAATAACATCACCTTAACGCCTAACGGTTCTGATACAATAAATGGTGAATCATCTCTAGTTATAGACTCTTCTTACTCAGCTACATGGGTAATAGCTGATGGAACTTCAAACTGGCTAGTAGCATAAGGAGTTTATCATGGCTCTACAAAAACAAAAAATACCAGTACCATTCTCAACTGGTCTTGATACAAAATCAGATAGTAAACAACTTCAAATTGGTAAACTAGTAACTGCTGAAAATGTCGTATTTGATAATCCAGGTAAACTACAAAAATCCAAAGGATACGAAGAAATATCAAACTACGCTCTTACCGGAGAAAAACTAGATAATCTCCACTCTCTATCTTCATATAAAAATGAACTTCTCGCTCTTACTGATACTGAATTATACGCACGCTCTGAAAATATAAACAAATGGATCCTTAAAGGAAAAGTAGTAGATGTAAATGCGGTATCATCAGTAGTAGTTAAAAACTCCATGACTCAAGAAGCAATAGATTGTATCTTTTTAGAAAATACAAAAGTATTTGCATATACTGACACTGAAGGAATTAAATACTCTGTAATAGACCATCTTAATGGTACCACACTTATTCACGATTCGCTAATAAGTTCTACAGGACTAAAACCACGCCTTGCTAAAACTGGATCAATAGTAATTATATTCTATACAGAAGGCACTAACATATTATACAGAACTTTTAATGTAACTAATCCGTCAGAAATAAGTGATGCTACCACTGTAGTAGAAGATCTGGCAACCAACAATAACTACGACGTAGCTTCTACATCTAATAATTACGTAACCGTAGTATATAACAGTTCCGGAGACGTACTAAAAGTATTTCAAATATCTCCTGCATTTGTAAAATCAACAGTAGTTACAAAAACTGGGGAATCAGGAGCGGGAACAATAGACGTTAATGTAAGTTCTACTGAAAAAATAATAGTATCCTACTTTGATAACTCTAACGTTAAAGTATTCATGTTCAGCAGTAACTTTGGTAACGACATTATATCTCCAACTACAGTAGAAACAATAAGCGGAGTAATAAACGTCACATCCCAACTCAAAAATGACACAGTAACTGTCTACTATGAAATAGAAAACTATGAAACATCTGGCAGTATGGATCTAGTATCTGCTACAGCATCAACTGAGGGAGGATCTGGTGGAGCTCCTAGATCTTATAACAACTCAACAGTTCACTCTATCGGAGATATGTTTATCATAGATAACTCACACCCTAATCGCTTTTATGATAAAGTAACTTTTCATGTAGAAGAAGCTGCTGCAAATCCAACTAATACAGTACTAGTAGACATGGTGTATACTGAAGATAGTAGTAGTAATGCTATCTGGAACATTACAATCACACCAAACGACGGAACAAATAATAGCGGTGTTCCTGTTTCAATATCTACAGCTGACTTATGTCCAGTAGTTAGATTTGGACCTTACGCATCTAACATTACACGAACAGTTACCGGTTACACATATGGTGGAGGATCTACACAATCTCTACCTCTTCCATATGAAACATACCAAAGAAGAATAGCAGCAGATTATTATAATCAAACCCTAGCCGTTAACGGTGGCTGCCTTGATGGCTATACATTCATAATGGATGAAGGAGTTTCAACCACTCATACAGGGGAAGCTTATGGCGCTCTATGTGCTGGTATAACTTATACATACAGAACTGCAGGTCCAGATGCCAATGGCTACACAGTAAAAACAATAGTAAATTCACCAGCTGCAAATCCGCTAGATACAGTACTAGTAGACTTCTCAGGAAGTGCATCAGACATAGTAATCACAATCACACCAAACGACGGAACAAATAACAGTAGCATTCCAGTTTCAATATCCAGCGCTGAATTAGTTTCATTAATAAACAACGGAACAGTATCAGGAAAAACAGTAACCCTTTCAGGAACTACAACTCTAAGAACTAAAATAAAAGCAGCAGGTGGAGATAAATCACTAGCTACTCATAGAGGCTGTCTTGATCAATGTATAGCAACCTTTTCTGGTGGATCAGAATCAGCAACTCCAATAGGTCAAACAGTAGGTCTAGTAGATGAAATAACCTACCTAAGTACAGTAGCAGGAGAAGAACGTAACAGCACTACAGTAACTACACAAGTCAACGCTGCCGCATCTAATCCGGATAACAATGTTATAGTAACAGTAACTGGTAGTACGGATGCTATAATAATAACCATCACACCAAACAGCAGCCCAGCTAATTATATAACCACCGCAGAACTTGTAACCTTAATCAACAATAAAGCTTTTACCGGCGTAACTCTAAACGATAGTAACCTCCTCCTTAATGCCATTACAGCAACAGGCGGTGGTAGCACTAGCATGATTAATGGTGGAGAAGGTGATAACGTTACAGTAGTCCTTGATGGTGGAGCAGTTCCCGGTGAAGATTATAATAATCACTACATTAGACAAAATACAATAACAACAGGATCAGTTTTAGGTACAGCTTCAGATTTTCTAAGAAGTGTCTGTCTTGCAGGTAAGGCAGTAAATGTAAACGATAATACATACTTGCCAATCATGCACGTAAGTGAACTTCAGTCCACTAACTTCCTTGCTGACGAATCTGGGTCAATAATATTATCTATCAGTCCTAATAATGCTGGAACTATCATTGCAAATAATCAACTTCCTCACGTTCCAAGCATTGACGATAATACTATTCTACTACCATCTCAAATAAAAGGTAGAACAATTACAGATTATGGAGTGTTTGATTCTCTACTAGGAGTTAATAGTAGCGTAATAACCTTCGATACTCCTCTAAGTACCGGATCTAAAATACTAGTAGATAATCTTCACCTAGCTTCAGGTATACTATATGCATATGACGGATTTCAAGTAACAGAACACGGATTTTTTCTATATCCAGAAGATTTAACATTTGAAACTGAAACAGCAAACGGCTTCATGTCTGATGGTACATATCAATATACAGCCCTTTATAACTGGACAGACGTACAAGGAAAACAACATCTATCAGCTTCAGCAGTTCCAATTGAAGTAGTTCTTGATGGTGGAACAGATGCACAACTAGTAACAATAAAAGTTCCAACTCTTCGTATAACAAGTAAAGAAAATGTAACAATAGATGTATATAGAACTGAAGCATCAGGAACCATTTTCTATAAAGTTACCTCTGTAGACTCCCCAGTAATGAATGATAAAACTACAGATTATGTAAGCGTTTCTGACGGTCTAACAGACGATGACCTAATAGATAACGAAACCTTATACACAACTGGGGGAGTTCTTGATAATATTGTAGCTCCTCAAGCATCAATAATTGAAAGCTCAAAAGATCGTATCTTCTTAGCCGGTCTTGAAGATGTAAATAAGATTCAATATTCGAAAATAGTCAGTGAAGGAAAGCCAGTAGAATTTAACGATACACTAACCACCCTAGTTAATCCATTCGGTGGAGCCATCACCTCCCTTAAAGTCATGGATGATAAATTAATAATCTTTAAAGAAAGTGCAATCTACTACATGTCCGGAGATGGACCAAATAATTTAGGTGAACAAGATTCATTTATAACCCCAGAACTTATCAGTTCCGATATGGGTTGTGTTAACAGAGACTCTATAGCTCTAACCGCTCAAGGTTTATTCTTCCAAAGTAAAAAAGGTATCTATCTACTAGGAAGAGATTTAAGTATTAGCTACATTGGTGCACCCGTAGAAAAATATAACAGTTTAACCATCACCAGTGCCGATGTTATTAACGATAAAAATCAAGTACGTTTTGCAACAGAAGAAGGAACCTGCCTCGTATATAACTACTTTGTAAATCAATGGGCAACTTACACAAATCAACCCTCCCTTGATGCTGCCATAGTAAATTACAAGTATTACTATTTACGACCTGAATCAGCAATCTACCTAGAAAATGATACCTACTCAAATAATGGTACCGATATTAAAATGAAAATAGAAACAGGCTGGATCAACTTTGCAGGAGTTCAAGGACTTCAAAGAGTTTATAGGTTACTTCTTCTAGGTGAATTTAAATCTGATCATAAATTAAGAATAAAAGTTGCATACGACTACAAAGACGTCTATACTCAAGAAGCAACCGTAGATTCAACAGATTTTATAGATTCTACAGCCTTTGGAGGATATTCACCATATGGAAGTGAATCTACCTACGGAACAACAGGAAACCTATATCAAATAAGATTAGACATGGCACAACAACGCTGCCAAGCAATAAAACTAAGTATTGAAGACATCACAGATGATTGTACGGAAGGAATGTCCCTCTCCACTATATCCTTCTTAGTGGGAACTCTAGCATCTCCAACAATCATAGACAAATCAAATACTTACGGCGTTTCTTAATTAAAATAACACTTTTACCCTTATAGGGAATAATTACAAAAAGGGGCTTTTTTCATGGCATACGTATATAAAACAGTTAATGGTGTAAGAAAATTGGTAAATGTTCCAACTACATCTACTACCTCCTCCTCTTCAGGCACTTCCTCTTCTAGCTTAGGATCTGTAAGTGGAGGAGCTAATTACACAGGCATGGGAGGTTCAGCAGCAGCATCTCAACAAGACCTAATAAATCAACTACAAGCTCAAGCATCAGGCACTTCCTCTCTAGTATCTGAACAAATGAAAGCTGCCTCAGACAAAACCCTAGCTCAACAACTAGCAGCAGCAGGAGCAGCGCGAGGTGGAAATCAAGCAGCTCTACAACGTCAATTAGCCAAAAACCAAATGGCTCAAGGTGCTGAATTAACTCAACAAGTAGGTCAAGCTCAACTTAAAGAACAACAAGCTGCTCAACAACAACTAGCTAGCGCAATTTCAGCGCAACAACAAGCAGCTCTTTCTAATGAACAAATAGAAGCCCAAAAAGAAATGGCACAAGCTCAAATTGCATCAGCTCAATATATGCAAGAGAAAAAAAACCAATCCAGCCTTTTGGGAGGACTTATTGGTGGAGCAGGGAATATAATAGGAAGTTTATTTGCTGAAGGTGGTATAGCTGGAGAAGAAGAAAGTAGTGAAGAAGAGTCTATCGCTAAAAAAGAAAAAGCTCAAGCATTCTTAAAACAACTTCAATCTGAAAAAGCTCTAAGATATAAAAAAGCTACTGGAAAAGAAGCTCCAGAACTATTTAAGGGTGATGAAGAACTAAGAGAGGAGCGTGAAGAGGTAAATAAAAAAGAAATAGCAGAAGCTCTAGCTAGATTTCATAATAAATTTCTTGGTGGCACAGCCAGTGCAGGAATGGACCAAGATGTTACAAAATTACAATTAACAGGGTTGCAAAATCCTAATTCTAGTATAGAAACTGAATTTGAGAATAAAATAGCAGAAAAAACATCAGAAAATAAAGATGAAAACAAAAAAAATTCTTCAGAAGCAATAAAAGATTCTTTTGATAAATTTTCTCAATCCTTTACATCTGGATCAAGCTCAGGATCAGGAATAGGAGGTGGAATTGAGTCCGCAATGACTTCTATCGCTAAAGGAATGGCTAGTAAAAAAGCAGAAGGTGCAGCTGCTAATGGAGGTCTTGCTGGATCACTAGCTAAAAAACGTGGAGATGGCTACGGAGCAATTCTAGCTGCACGTAATGACTTCTTCAAAAAAATGGAAGATCTAGAAAAAAAGAAGTCAAAAAAGTAATTGACATTACACCCCCTTAATGCTAAACTAAATCAAAAAAGGAACTAAATATGGCAAAAAATAATAAAGAAGTTAACGTTGATAAAGCATGGTATTTATTTAAAAATATTATTGACAACACTAAACGTAACGACGACTTAAGAGAAGCTTATAAATTAGCCACCTCTCCAGAGGAAAAAGCCAAAATTGTTAAATTTGCCAAAGATAATCTTAAACAATTAAATTACGCTAAAAAAGAAATTGAAACCTTAAAAGAATACGGAACCGTAGGAATGGGAAAAGTATTCCGAACCTTCGGTGAAAAAATGATTGCAGAAGAAGGTAAAGACGGGGCAAAAATCCTACTAAAGAAAATAGGAAAACATCTACCAGGTGTAGGTGCCCTTGCTGGTATTATGACCGCCTTTGCGACAGATGATGCATCTGCAGCAGTTCCAGTACTAAATGAAGCAGAAAATGTAGGACCAGAAAAAGGAACTCCAGAATATAAATATGAATCTGGAGAATCAAAAAGTGTAGAACTTCCAAAAGAAGATATACAAGCTCAAGCAGAAGCCATTAAGGCAATGCAAAAAGCCAACGAAACCATTCATGCTCCTAAAATATCCTCTCCAGAAGAGGTAGCAGCAGTTAAAGCTAATGAAGGTGCTATCATGAATGATGAAGAAGCAGATCAAATTGAAAAAGGTATAGAAGTAGAAAAAGAACATACTAATAAACCAAAAATAGCGCTAAAAATAGCCCTAGACCATTTAAAAGAAGATCCACGATATTATGATCATCTTCTATCAATGGAAATGGAAAATCCAGCTCCTAAAACTAATGAAGAAATTAAAGCTAAAGGTGGCTTTGTAGATGGAGAAGAGCATCAATATGCTGGTGATACCATAGACGCTAAACTAAATAAAGGTGAAATGGTACTTAACATTGAGCAACAACAAAAACTTCTAGATATTTTAAAAAATAAAGAGACAAAGTTGCCAAAAGATGATAGAATAGATAATAAAGTAAATAATAAAGAAATAGATGTAGATAAATCTGTACAAAAAGAATTATTTAACTATATTAAAGGTGAATCTGAAGAAAAACCTAAAGGAAATATAGTGAAAAAATTAGCTGAAGGAACGGAAAATGTAGGGCAAGCTCCTGCCACTGTAGGTCTTCCTGAATCAATGAAATATAAAGGACCAGAATCAAACGCTCAAGGAACTTTACCAGGAACAGTGCCAGAAGTACTTCCTGAAGATGTACCAATTACTCCAGCTCCAGTAACAACTGGAACATCTACACCTGTCCCAGTACAACAAGCACCTATAGTTCAAGAAACTGCTCCAGTAGTAGAAACTACAAAAATTAAAGAAAATTCAGCAGTTAATAAAAAAATAGCAGAAGACACCCTTAATGCTAATTCGACAATTCGTCAAGCAATTTCAGATACAAAAAATCTACAAAATGAAATAATTGCAAAAAAAGCTGAAGATATAAAAGTAGCTGACTACATATCTCAACAATTGAAAGCAGAAGATGATAAAATAAAACAAGAAAATGCTCCAGAGCTTGGAGGAACAATAAAAGCTAATAACATCTCTACTGGAAGAAGAGTACTTGCTAGAGTAGCCATGGCACTGGGAGCTATTGGTGCAGCCATGACTGGTGGAGAAAATACAGCAGTTAAAATTATTCAAAATGCAATGGATAGAGATTTGCAAGCTCAAAAAATGAATACTGAAACCTATCTGGCTAAAAAGAAATTTTTACTATATCAATATCAACAACAACTTGCTGCTCAAATAGCTAATACTAATTCTCTAAAAGTAAAACAAGATGGTGCACAACTTCTAGGACAATTGGCAGTAATGGATTCAAATATAAAAACTGCACGTGAACAATTAGCTTTAGACAAAGCTAAAGCAGCCAGAGAACAACAGGAAATAGATTTAAAATTAGTATCTGATGCTCAACAAAAACAAAGATTAAAAAATATTGCAAGTGGAGCAAAAGTAGCTGATATTTCAGAACTTCCTCCAGAAATGCAAGAAAAAGCTGTACGTCTTCCAGATGGATCAGTAGGAGTAGCATTTGATAAAGAACGTGCAAGAAAAGTAACAGAATATCAAAATGAAGTTATCCCAGCTATTCAAGGAGCCAAACGTATTCTTGAAACTGCTCAAAATTTTAACCGTATTACCGACCTAACAAAACGTGCACAAATAGCTTCTGAAATGAAAGCTCTCGGTGGACAATTAAGATTACCATTCACCGGTCCTGGTATTTTAACAGATAAAGAATTTGACCGCTTAATGGATACAATCGGTGACCCAAATAAACTTCTTGCAATTCCATCTATACAAAAAGCTAAATTAAAGACAGTAATAGGCAAACTACAAAAAGACCTACTAACTCACTACGATAACGCAGGAGTTAATATGAGCAAAGAAGCCAAAGACGCTCTAATAGGTAAAGGCGAAACAAACAGGCAATTATTAATCAAGAGATATAAAGATAACGGCTACGATGAAAATCAAGCCAATGATCTTATAAATGACCTAATTGCTAAAGGTACTTTAAGTAAGGAAAAATATGGAATCTAATAACATTAAATCTCCTGAACAAATAGCCTTAGATTTTGAGGCAGAACAAAGTGCGCCAGCCAACGAGGCTAAGCCAGTTATAGAAACAACTGAACCCTCTGCAGAGGACATTGCAGCCGTAGAAGAAGATATTGCACGTGAAAAAAAATATGGTGGACAGCCAGTAAAAGCAGCACTAGCAGGTGCCGCTCGTGGTTTAACATTTGGTATTTCTGACCAAGCTTTAGTTAAATCAGGTTTAGTAGATCCTCAAACTCTACGTGAACTAGAAGAAAGAAATAAAGCAGCTTCAGTAACTGGAGAGGCAGCAGGTGTTGTACTACCATCAATAGCCACTCTAGGTGCAACTGCCCCAGTATCAGCTGCAGGCGTAGCCGTTCGTGGAGCCGCAGCAGCAGGAAAAGCAGTTGAAGAATTAACAGCCAAAAGTCTAGGCAAGTTAATAACTCAAACAGGTAATAAAAAACTAGCAACCGAAATACTAAAAAAATCTCTTCCAAAAGTAGCAGGTTCTGCAGTAGAAGGTGGCTTTTATGGAGCCGGTCAACTAATCAGTGAAGACGCACTAGGAACTCAAGAATTTAACGCAGAAAATCTTCTTGCTTCAGTAGGAACTGGAGCAATAATTGGAGGTCTAGCAGGTGGAGCATTTGGATCCCTAGAAGCTATCGTACCTACAGTAAAAAAAGGTGGAGCGCTATCAGTTGGAAAAGGTAAAGCCTATCTAGATCCAGAAACCGCAGCTCTAGAACTATCAGGATTATCTCCAGCAAAAATAACAAAAATGAGACAGGTTAATCCTCAACTAGTTAAAGACCTACCAGAATTTTATCGTAAAGAGGCAGAACTAGGATTATTAACTACAGATAGAAAATTAACTGAAGTAGTATCAAACATTAAAGAAAAAGCCGGACAAGAAATAGGAAATATATTAAAAAAAGTAGAAGATGTTTCTGCACGTGCTCCAGAAATTCTTCCAACTAAAAAGTCTATATATACAAAAATAATTTCTGACCTTGATGAAAACTTTTTAAATAAATATAAAAACGTACCAGAATACGCTGATAAACTAGCTCCAATTCGTAAAATACGTAACTCATACAATGAACTCGCTTCAAGTGCTGAAGGCGTATTTAAACCCATAGAATTAAATAATTTAAGAAAAGAGTTAGATGCAGTAATTAAATACGATAAAATACCTGGAACTATATCTTTGGCAGAAAAAGCCAACAAAGGGACACGTAACATTCTTAGAAATGAGATAGATACCATCGCTGATAAAGCATCTCAAAACACAAATCTAGCAGATGAACAAAGTCTATTTAATCAATTAAAAGAACAAAATAAACGATTTAGTATTGCAACTACAATCCTCCCCCACCTTGAAGGTAAACTAGATAAACAAAAACTTTTTAACAACATGGATATGTTAAAAGGTGCTGGTCTAATAGGTGTCCTTCATGAAACTGGTGCAGCAATTGCTGCAGGAATGAAACTAGCGGAATCTGACATTGCTCGCCGTTTTAAAATTCTAACCCAAATAGAAAAAACTAATCAAAAGGTATCAAAAGATATTAATAAATCTGTTAAAGATTATATAAAACTTCCTAAAAAAGCAGCAGTTCCAACATCAGTTAACATCTTAATGAACACTGCATACGGAAGAGAAAATATAGACGGAAAAAAACCAAACTCAAAACTTGAAGCATTTAAAAATATGCAAACTAATTTTTCTAATATAAAGAAAGATCCAGATGCATTATTTGATAAAATGAATATCAACACATTAAGATTATCAAAACATGCTCCCAATACATTTACCGCTATAACTGGCAACATAATGAACGCCATGACATTTCTACAAGAAAAAATGCCAAAAGACCCCCGTCAACAAGGCGCTTTTGACTTCCGTCGTGCTCCCTGGGAACCATCTTCAACTCAACTAGCAAAATTCGAACGCTACGTTGAAGCAGTTGAGCATCCATTAAATATCCTAAAAGACATAGAAAGTGGCAGTGTCAGCCCAGAACAAGTAGAAACTCTAGCAACAGTATATCCAGACTTATATAGTAGAATTCAAAGAGAAGTAATGGATCAGATAACCACAAGTAATGAACCTGTTCCATACTCAAAAAGACTACAATTAGGATTACTATTAAACATTCCCACTGACTCCTCTCTTAATGGTCCTGCAATCGCTCAATTACAAACTGCATTTGCACCCGTACAAGAACAAACACAATCATCCATTCCAGGATCAAATATAGGTAAATTAGACGTTGCTGACATATCAACCCAAATAGAAAAAGTACAAACTAGAAACAATAAAGCATAAAAGGAATAAAAAATGAGACTATTTAACGATACAATCCTAAGTGAATCAGCAGCTACAGAAGATAAAACCAGTGAAGTTGTAACTCTTGGATTCGTTCAAGATATCGCAATCCAAATCATCTGGACATCAACTACCTGCGCAGGTTCTATACTAACTCAAGTAAGCAACGACGGTACAAACTGGGTATCTTTAAGTACACACACAAAAACAGTAAACGATAATAGTGGAAATGAAATGGTAGTAATATCAGACGCAAATTACGCATACGTAAGAGTAATGTTTGACTTTACCTCCGGCTCACTAACTACTCTTAATGTAATAATAAACGGAAAAGGTCTATAATAACAAAATTACATATATATACCTAATCCCAAAAGGATTTAACCTATAAGGAGGTTCCAATGTCAGCTCGGAAAAATGTCATTCTTCCCCACAAACTTATTGACGCTCACGCTCTAGACGACAGTTTCGTCTCAGATCCAGTTAACGTCCAATATCTAGACAATATTGCAATCCAACTGCAAGTAACTACAACTGCAAATACAGGAGTTTTTACAGTTCAAGCATCTATTGACGGAAACGTCTACGATACTTTAACTCTAAGCCCTACCATTCCAGCTCTAGCAGATGCTGATACAGTAATTAGTATTAACCTAAACCAAGTTCCATATACCCTAATAAGAGTAGCATTTACAATCGGAACAGGAACAGATGGCTCAGTAACTGGCTTTATTACAGCTAAGGAGATCTAACATGACTGAATATAAATATGGTGGTAGTGGAGCCGGTGGCTCAGCTTCATGGAAAGATGCAGTAAATACATATAGTGATCTACCAGTAGGTAGCTCCGTAGGTGAAACTCGTTTAGTAATAGATACAGAAGAACTATATACCTGGGACGGATCAGCCTGGGTTTTAATGACTTCTACAAGTTCAGTTTCAGGTCCAGCATCCTCAACAGATAACGCCATTGCACGCTACGATAGCACAACTGGTAGAATAATTCAAGATTCTCTAGTTACTATAGATGATTCTGGTAACGTCATAATTCCAGGAAATTTAAGAGTTAACGGAACTGAAACAATAGTAAATACAGAAACTCTTGAAGTTAAAGACCCTAATATAACAGTAAATTCTGGAGGAGATGACACTACAGCAGAAGGTGCAGGCTTAACAGTAGAAAGAACTGGTACCAACGGATCTCTAATATACGAAAACGCTCTAACTTCTAAATTTAAACTAGGTGCTCTAGGATCAGAAGTAGAAGTAGCAGATATATCCTCAACTCAAACCCTTACAAATAAAGTTATAGATGTAGACTCTAATACCGTATCTAATATTGAAGTAGATAATTTAAAAGCTGGTGTACTTGATACTGATATAGAAACCACTTCAGCATCAGACGATACCATCCCATCTGCTCTAGCAGTAAATACACAATTTCTTAGACTTGGAGAAAGAACAAAAGAGCCAACAGGCTTCCCAAATAGAACTGATTCCACAATATCAATATCCACAGATCAATTCACAATCGAGCCATCATCCACCTCCTTTGATTATTACATTCACGGTGTAAAATATACAAAATCATCTGCGGATACTATCACAATACCAGACACAGAAGGTTTACATTACGTATATTATAATGGCTCCACCTTAATATCTTCTACAACAATGTCTAAAACAGTTCTTACTGATTATGCAATAGTAGCAGTAATATACTGGAATGCAACTGACAATGTAGCCTTATACATGGGAGATGAACGCCACAGCACAGTAATGGATGGCGCAACTCACTACTACCTTCACGACACAGTAGGTACAGTATTTCATGAAGGATTAGCACTTAGCAACTTCTCCATAGACGGAACAGGATCTTCAGATCTAGATGCTCAATTTGACTCCTCTGAAGGAACAATCTTTGATGAAGACTTATCACACACCGTAGATGCAACAACTGCAGGTTCATCTGACATTCCTATATTCTATAAATCAGGTGTAAACGGATACTGGAAACTAGACGCTCCAACAGGTTTTGTAGCAAAACGTTATGGAACTTCACGTCTTGCGTATAACCAATACACTGGCGGAACCTGGCAACAAACAGAAGTAGACGATCTAAGATACGTCCTAACTCACCTTTATGCTACTAATGATACTACCTATAAATTAATAGCTGTACAAGGTCAAAGTACATATATTAACATTATCACAGCACGTCAAGGCGCCATAGAAGAAATAAACAATATAAATCTTTCAGGAATGGCATTTGCTGAATTTACTCCCATAGCTTCCATAATTTTCCAAACTGCAGACGCTTATACAAATACAATTAAAGCAAGAATACGCAGTACAGATACTGGTGATAATTATGTAGATTTTAGAGGAGCAAGCCTCTCTCCATCAATTAATGCAGTAGATCACGGCAACCTTGCTGGTCTTCTAGATGATGATCATCCTCAATACGCACTTCTTACTGGTAGAACAGGAGACGCATTAAGTATTGACAATGTAACAGAATTTACCTCTGATGCCGGAGTTACTATAGAATCCTCCCTCCTTAAAGATGGAGAAATTACAACAGGTCAAGGTTTAGAACTTGAAAAAATGACCAGCATAGGATTAAGTACCGCTTTAATATCTGGTGGTGAAGTTACAATAAACGTAGACACTACTAAATTTGACGTCAGTGCTGGTAGTGGTATAGTAATTGATGCACACACAGATCCAGAAAATCCAGTTTATACTGAAGTTTCATGGTCTGCCTTCACAGCACAAACAGTAACAAACCTAGCAACTAGTGCAGCCACTTTCTTAGGAATTGACAGTACTGGATCCATAGTACAAACCACTTCAGACTTTACAAATGAACAAAGAAGAGACTACATCCAAATAGGCTCTCTACAGCATCCAAATTTAACCTCTATTTCTGGAATTGTTCAATCTTCTAATCCAGTATTAAACACTGCAGCCGCACTAAAAGACTTCTCAAGAGCAATTGGTGCCGTAATCGAAGGTGCTCAATTTAGTGCTAACGGAGCAAATGTAAAAATAGACCGGTCTGCAGCTACATCATTCTTCTACGGAAGTAATTTTAGAAATAGTGTTAAAAATCCACATGAATTAACAACCTCAGCAGAAACTGCAGTTACATTCGTTCACGTTTACAGAAACGGATCTGGTGGCTTTACAGTAACTACTCCAACTACAGATTTAGATATTGCTCATTATGACAATGGTACTGGAACTCTTGCAGCCGTTCCTGCATCTGATCCATATCAAATTTTCAGATTCTTCTACGTAGCCTCTTCTAATCTAGTAGTTGTGCACTATGGTCAAGCAATATACAAATCCCTCTCAGTTGCAGTAGGATCTATTCAAAGTGAAGAATTTGACAAAGCTGCTCTACTTACTAACTCTCCACTAAGAACATGGCTTGTAGTAGAAAGAACAGTAACAGACATAGCCTCTGCAGTAACAGCAGGAACAGCTAGATTCATCGCAGCCGGTAAATTTGGAGATTCAACAACCTCTTCAGCCTCTACTTCTACTACAGATCTTCAAACTGCCTACAACAACAGTTCAGAACCTGAAATAGTTCTAACATCAACTAGAGGCGCATTAAGTATACAAGATGCAGACACACCAATAGGAGCAAATTTATTTGAAGTATCTGATTATGGTAAAACTACTGATTACCTAGCAGTATCCTCAAGCGGTATCACCCTTTCTTCAGGTGTAACAGTTAACAGCATCCTAGATGATGACACCCTATCTGCAGATTCAGCAACAGCCCTAGCAACTCAGCAATCTATAAAAGCCTACGTGGATAACCACTCTGCTGGTATTGATATAGAGTCAAAATCTGCCTCTTTTAACGCAGCTGATGGTATTACCTACCTAGTAGACACTACCTCAACAGCCATTGCTGTACAACTACCTACTCCAGCTCTAAACATCTCAATAACAATAAAAGATTCAGGCTTTAACGCTAATGCTAATAACATAACACTAGTTAGAGCAGCATCAGAGAATATTGAGGGCGTAGCAGCTACGTACACCATCGACTCTTCAGGTGCCTCAGTCGTAATCGTATCCGACGGTACAGACTGGTTCTTATTATAGTAATAAAATCAGTAACTTAGCTAAGGACGGCTATTTTACTTCCTTATTCAACTAAAAGCAAATAACAAAAGAGCATATATATGAAGAAATGTATAAAATGTAATTTGGATATGTAAGAGAGAATTTAGAAGTTTTAGATAATATGAAAAATTATATATTACATCACATGGATAAAAAGTCCACATAGCAATAACGCTACATGATGTAAAAAAGGATAAAAAATGGCGTATATAGGATCTAACCCCAAATCAAAAACTTATCAATTTATTCCTCAATCTACTATACCAACTAGCCCTAGAATTGGAGATGTATATAGAGATGATGGCACTAATAAAGCTGCAGGATTATATCAGTATAACGGCACTTCATGGGAAGCAGTTGGTGCTGGATCAGGATCAGGAATTAATTATATCCTAAACGGAGACGCTAGCCAAGGCATCACTGGCTGGGCAACTTATGCAGACGCAGCAGCCTCTAGTCCCGTAGACGGTACCGGCGGATCTCCAACAGTAACCTGGACAGTTAACACATCAACACCCCTAAGAGGAGCCGCAGATTTTATCCTAACCAAAGATGCAGCAGATCGTCAAGGAGAAGGAGCCTCCTACGATTTTACAATTGCTAACGCTGACATCACAACCCCATGCCAGGTTAAATTTAGCTACAAAGCCAGTACAAATTTTAGCTTTGCAAATGGTGATGTACAAGTATTTGTATATGACGTAACTAACGCTGCTTTAATATCCGTAATTCCACAAACCCTAGACGGCAGCGGTCACTTTAAAGGTGAATTTCAATCCACAACTTCAACATCTTATAGATTAATTCTACACGTAGCTACAACAAACGCAACTGCCTTCACCCTTCAAGTTGATGACGTGCAAGTTGGTCCTTCAACACTAGCATACGGCTTTCTACCTGATAAACAATATAATATTAGTTCTTATGTTAGTACCAATACTTCTTTTGTAAACGTAAGATCTGTAGCAATCCCATATAAAACACGTGATGGAGCTTGGAGATTAAGATTTAATATTAAAGGAACTCAAACAAGCGCAACAACTACTACAATTACAGTAACTGGAGTTACATTTAAATCAGGAACTAGTAACTATCAACCAGTTTCAGTTATACCAAGTGATTCAGGAAGAGGTTTTACTATTCCTGGCACATCCACACTTCAAGTTAATACAACCACCTCTTATACTGAAATAGGTGCTTCTGGAGACGTAGAACTTGACAGCATGCCAACCTGGGCAGTAGACAGCGCACCAGTCCAAATCGGCGACGGCGCAGAAACACGTGTAGTAGCTGCAAAATATACTGTTGGTGGAGGTGCTGCCGTTTCTACAAGTGCTCCATTTCAATGTACTACTAAAGAATATGATACTCATAATGCTGTAACAACTGGAACTAATTGGCGCTTTACTGCACCAGTATCTGGTATTTATAAAATTTACGGAGTAGTAGTAACAACCTCTGGAACTCCTGTAATAAAGTTATATAAAAATGGAGTTGCAAATACAGACATGGGTCAATTATCTAGTGCAACTTATTCACAATGCTTCACAGGATCAATAAGTCTATCAGCTGGGGACTATATAGATGTAAGACCTGATTCATCTCTAACACAGACAACATACACAACAAATTACATAGCAATTGAACGCATCTCTGGACCATCCTCCGTAGCAGCAAGTGAAAAAGTTTACGCTAAATATAATATAGCAGGAGCGGTATCTTCTGATTCCAGCACTCCTGTTAACTTTGCTACAAAAACTGTAGATTCACATGCAGCTGTAACTACGGGATCAGGATGGAAATTTACAGCTCCCGTATCTGGATTTTACCAAATATCTGCCTCCCTAGCAACTAGTAGTGCTACATCTAATATTAACATATACAAAAATGGCTCTGCTAATGACTACATAGGTTATGTGTTTACATCTAATGTAAACTGTATAACTGGAGGAATTTACTTAAACGCAGGTGATTACATAGATATAAGAAGTGCAACATCTATAACTACAGCTACTTCTACTGCTCAATCCATAAACATAATTAAAATTTAAAATCGCGACCTGAACACGTCTAAAAACTACTCCTCTTCGGCTCTAGAGTAAAAGGAGCCCCCTTCCCTTAGGGAAGTAGTAAATTAAAAAACTAAAAGGAATTTAAAATGGACAAGATTAAAAAAGTAATGCACGAATGGAAAAAAGGTAAACTTAAATCTTCTTCTGGGGAAAAAGTAACAGATAGAAAACAAGCTCTAGCCATTGCCATTTCTGAACAGAAAAGACAAAAAGCTAAGAAAAAATAAAACTTGGAGTCTATCATGGCAAAAAAAACTACTGAGAAAAAAATAACAAAAACAACAACTAGTAAAAATGATCTACTAGACCGCATTGATGAAAAACTTGACCGCATTAACGACAAACTAGAAAAAATCGTAGCCGTTCAAGCCTCTCAACAAGCAATACTAGATGAACACATACGCAGAACTGAACAACTTGAAAACGCACTAAGTCCCATGAAAGCACAACAAAATCAAATCATGGGAGGAGTTAAACTAATCGGAATTATAGGCACTATAACAACTATTATAGTTGCTCTATCAAGAATAATATAAGGACTTACAATGGCTACAGTAAATAAAAACGGATCCTCAAACGTAATAAACACTGTAGTACTGCCATCTTCCATAGAGCTCCCTATAGACGTACTTACCAGTACAGATAACACAAAACCTCTAAGTGCTAAACAGGGAAAAGTACTAAACGATAATCAAACTGCAGAAACTACTGCGAGAACAAACGCTGACAACATTCTTCAATCCAATATAAACGAGGAAGCATCAACACGCTCCATAGCAATAACAGGATTACAATCAAGCCTCGACACTGAATCCTCTTCACGTTCCAGTGCAGATTCAACTCTACAATCAAACATAGACACAGAAGCCTCAACACGCTCAGATGCAGATTCAGCACTAAGCTCTAGAATATTAGAAATACCAGTATTTGTATTTTCAGAAGTACCAACAATAGACGGAGCCACTCTAACCCTCCTTAATGAACCAATAACAGGATCAGTTAAAGTAATATTTAACGGAGACCTCTGTGATTTCTGGACAATAGATGGAGTAACAATAACCTTTCCAGAAGATCTAGATGCCGAAGATGTCGTTACAGTAGATTACGCCTACACAAGGACGCTATAATGAAACACACCTTCATGCTACCAATAAAAGGCTTTTCGATTAATTCCTTTTATACTGCAAATAGGAGATTTAAAACTTCTGCTGCACGAGAATGGACTATTACTGTACAGCATTTTTTAAAGGATTCTAAAATACAAAAAAAATTAGAAAATTTAAGAGATTATTTTAATCCTCAAAAACATGTATTTGAAATAACCTTAAAATTTTATTATCCAAAAAATAAATTATTTTCTAGTACTGGAGGGATAAGTTCCAAATCTTTTGATTGTTCTAACGTAGAAAAGCCATTAATAGATATATTATTTTTGCCAAAATATTTTGAAGAGACTCCAAACTTAAATATAGATGATAAATATATTGTTAAATTGCTTTCAGAGAAAAAAATATCTAGAGACAATAAATCCTATTATATAGAGATAGAGATAGTAATCAAGGATTTTTCTTTAGATTCTTGAATTTAGTAAGATATGATATAGCATTATTTAATATATCAATATTATCAGAAAAACTACCTAAAGCTGTATTACATTTTCTACACAATAAGCCTCTAACTTGTCCAGTAACATGATCGTGATCTACATTAGGAGTGCCATTAAGTTCTCTGCCACATATGCCACATTTACCATCTTGTAAAAGAAATAGATTATCTTGAGTTTCTAAGTCAATATTATACTTTCTTTTTATAAGTGCATTTCTTCTTTTTTTGATGTTATTTTTCACATAATTCTTTTCATATTCTTTTCTATACTCCTTATGATCAGCAACCCATTTTTTCGTCTTCTCTATATCGCATTTCTTACAACATCCACTATTTATTTTTTGTCTAGATACAGACCAATTATCATCAGTTAAAGATATACCACAGATTAAACAATTTGTTTTTTTATCTCCTCTAGCCATTATAAAACCTCTAGATCTATAGAACCTAACTCATCTAAATATAAAGCTACTTTAGAATGTCTATAACTCGGAACCTTACACTCTCCCCACAACCCATTAATAACAATATCTCTAACCTTACACGTACCCATTATCTCTACTTCTTTACTATTCACTTTTACAAAAACAAAATAATCCTTATCAGTAGGTTCTTTAACAATCCTGTCACTTCTTTGTAGTAACCAAGAAGCACCATACTTCTTAAAAGACTTTAAAGATTGAGATTTAACATGAATAGAATAGTCAGCATTACTTAAATCGGCAGCAAAGCTTTTCCTCTTAGTTTCATAAATATTTAAATCTGGTTCACTCACCTTAATGCCTTTAGTAAGTAAATAAGAATGCGCTCCCCACTCTCCTAGTGTACCAATAAGACAATCTTCAATCATCTTATTCCTATTTTGCTCACCACGATAAGCATATAAACCAGAGCTCCCCTCTATCCTTTTATGAGCAAATTCTAAACATTTATTATAAATCTCATCGCTTATTGTAAAAATCATTATTTCCACGCCTTTTCTGCTAGTAAATTAACAGGATGATTTAAATCTGTATAATAAGTATTAAAAACCTTCTTCCAAGATCCAAACTTAGGGTGTAAATTAATTATAACAGAACATAACATATAAAGCAATCTAAAAGGTAAAGAGTTATACTTACTCCAATATCTAACAAATAATAAAATCTTTCCTGTACTTCCACTATTAAACATACTTATAATATTCATTAAAGCAAATAAAGGAAATAGTAACCAACAAATAATATTGTTATTTAAAATTCCATAATAAATCAAATCCCTAGGATGCCTCCAAAATCGCTCACCATTAGGCTCTAAATTATTATACCCTAATTTCTGTCTTTTTATCTCCTTCCACACTTCTTTATGTAAAGTGCATCCATATAAATAAGAAGCTCCCATCATAGCCGTTAAAGTATCATGACTAAGCATTTGATCATCTAACGGCAATGTAGTATCGGCAGTAGGATGATCTTTATATAAACCTTCACCAATTTTATTCTTAATCAGTAAAGCATTAAGGAAATTAACCTCAACAGAAGGATCATAATCGCCAACCATGTGAGTCAATAAAATATATTCATAAGTAAAAAGCATGCTATTCTCAGCATACTCTTCTCCATCCCTCGTATTTAATAAACCATTACTATCCCAACAAGACATATAAACCTCACTTTTTCATGATTACAACAAATATTGCAACAACTATTACCGCTAAACCCAAAGCTACTAAATAATCTACACCTGTTAATTCCATTTTAAACCTCCTTAAAATTCATTCTTAAACAAAAAATAAAGTACAGTAAAATTTATAATTCCTACTATTAAAACCACAAGTAAATCAGTACTAGAAATTGCTCCCACTTAAGCCTCCATCTCTGTTAAACGTTTGCTAGTCATATTTAAATCTACAACCAAATCTCTTGATTCTACAAACACACTTAACGAACTTAAAACCTGCTCAATAGCACTTGAAGTTGAGAATAATGTACCAAGCAATATAGTATGATTTAGAAAACTTGGCACCAACATACAATAAGGAAATATCACACTGATCTGTCCATAGAAACTAGTATACCACGACAAATACTTCTGACGCAAGGCTAATTCTTGCCAGTTTGCAATTATATATTTAAGACTCGGCAGCTCCAACCGTAACCCATTATTATAAACAATAATATCTCTTCTTAATTCAGCCTCTAAACTCTCTTGATGATACTCTGCTACAATCAACTTATTAGCAACTCTCTTAGACAGTAAAGTACCCGCAATCGCATAAACTAACACAGCTACAAGCATCCACCACTTAGCTACCGCAGCCAGTATACACAAAAACACAGGTAATCTAACTGAAGAGTCTAAAATAGCCTTAACCAATGCAATAGAGGTCTTAGCAAAGCGTAAAGGGTCATCTTGTACGCGCTGTTCTACCACACTCACACCCTCTTTATGCTTATCTCTGGACTTTAAAATATACTTGTTAAATAAAAACTGTCTAACACCAAACTCTAAATACCTTGTATAAAAAGAAGTTAATCCATATATAAGAACATGAATAAGAGCTAGTCCAGTAAATATAGCAAGACCTAAATAAATCTTAGGAGCATCATACTGCTGTATAGAATTGTAAAAAAATTCTCGCCATTTCAGAAAGCAGGTAGACATGCCGATCATTATCAACACTCCCCCAAATACTATCCCTGTTAATTTCTTATTCTCTCTTAAAGCCGGAAATAGTAATTTTAAAGCTGCTAAATACATTTGGACTCCTTGTATTTAAATATATAATTCCTATAATATTTACATATACCTTTTAAACATTTATAAATCATCTTTCTACCTAAACCTAAAGACCTGCAACAATCTCGCTGATTAATCCATTCTCCCACAAGTTCTCCGGTATGTCTATTAAAAACTTGAAAGAGTTTTCCTCCTTTAAGTATAGATAATTTTAATTTGCTTTCTGGTAATTTCATAGGATTATACTCGGGATGTTCTTTTCTATATTTTTTCTGAGCTATAGAGTTATGTAATTTAGATTCTGGAGTCCCAAGTGCCCCCTCCCCTCCCATTGTATAGTTACATTCACAATATCCTAAATTTTTGTAATGTGAAATCCAATATTCTTCTCTATCTAAAGCTTCTTTATTAGTAGAAACAACTTCAATAATTTCTACTCTATAGCCTATACAATTAGCAACATTATGCCAATGTCTATTTCTAGTACGAGAACTTTCACTCCAAGCTCTATAATCAGTACCTTTCCCTACATAGAAAGGTTTTTCTGAATCGTCCCTGTCCAATCTAATATGCTTATAGGTATAGAAAACTTTCATCTCTTAATGACCTTATTAATAACATCGCCAACAACTCCAGCACTTTTTTCCAATGAGCGACCTCCAACAAATCCTACTAAGAACCACTGAGCTAGTTCATAGAATTTCTCATTAGGATGTGCTATATCAAAGGAAGCTGCCAATATAATTCCTACTATAACAACTGAACAAACAGGTCTCCAAATTGCCGTGATTATATGCGGAGAATTAGCCTCAACTTCCTGAAGCTTAACTTTCTCCTTTTCTAAATCAATCATTTTTGATTCTACATCTGCTTTAATTTTTGCAAGAGCATTCTCTAAAGCCATCCGATCAGCATCGCTGGTATGTAAATTTTTAACAATTTCCACAGCTGGTGAAAATAGGCTTGAAATCCACTGTAAAATGGGCATAAAAACCTCCTAAACTTGAAATAAAATAAAATTAATAAAAATATTATATTAGCTGCAAAGTTTATAATCAATGGTAACTGTCCACTGGTTTCAGTGATATAAATTAAGGTTAGTACTTCTCCCATCATCCACGATATCAACATTCCTAAAGATAATTTACAAGTCTTAGTTTTAAAAGCAACAATAACTTCAGGAATAGCACATACAGCATAACACACATTTCCTAACCATCCAATAAATTCTATATAATTAGTACTTTTGATTGCCCTCCTTGTTACTATTTAATATAACATATTTTCCTACCCATGTCCACTCCTAAAATGAATCTACTAACCAACAAAATAATAAATATAAACAAAATAATCCAATAAACGCTTCCACATACCCCTCTTAATGTCCATCAGCAAAATTTGTTGCAATCTGTGCTGGAGCCTTAAGCTCAATTGATAGTTTATAAGTATTTTCCATTAATTCCTGAACTTTTAATCTAACTTCTTCCGCTCTAGAGTCCTCAACTCTAATAACTAACTGGTCATGGATCTGGGCACACACATATCCATCTATTTTATTTGCATCTAACCACTCCTGAATAGCAATAGCTGCCCTATTAACAATTGACGCACTTAAAGATTGAATCTGAAAATTACGAGCATTATTAATTGCATTTTTAAACCTATTTCTTAACTCTTTCATTTCTGTATATCTATCAGTGCCATGAAACTCCTTCCATAAATACAAGGTATCTAATAGTTTATCACCATAAGCATCATATAACTTCTTAGCATCTTTTAAGTGTCTAACCCTACCAGCCTGGGATTTTATATAACCATTCTTTTTTACAAACTCTGCACTGCTATCATACCATTTTTTTAATTCGGGAAATCCTTTAAAATATCCATTAAATAAAATCTGTGCCTCTTCCTCAGATACATTAATACTTTTAGCAAGTGCATAACTACTCATTCCGTACGGGATACCTAAACTATAAGCCTTCGCTTTCTGCCTTCCTGTTTTATTAACCTTACCTAAGTAATTATCAGCCTTCTTATCAGCACTAACATCTTTTAATCCCTCTGTTAAAATAGCAATAGTAGAATAAAAATCATGTCCATGTCTAAAAATATCTTTAAGACCTTCATCCCCTGAAACATGTGCAAACACATGAGGCTCTAGGGATTCATAGTCATTGTCAATAAATTTAAATCCATCTCCAGAAAGAAAGAAATGTCTAATAATATTCGTATACTTAAAAACTCTAGAATCTACAGAATCTCTTTGACTCTCCTCAAAAGGTCTACTCAACTGTTGTAAATCTGATCCATATCGCCCACTTATAGTTCCATGCTGTTTAAACTCAGGATAGAAAATTCCATCTTCCTGCTCATTTAAAAATCTCTCAATATAAGTACCTCTAATTTTTATTAACTTATTATAAATCTGCAAATCCTTAACCCAATCATACTTATTTGCCATTAAGGTTAGAAAATCATCATCCACTTGTGGATTGCCTTTATCAGTAGTATTCAAAGGCTCCTCTTTCAATCCCTTCTCAAAAAATAACCGTTTTAAATGGTGTTTAGAACTCAAATTAAATGGATACTTTACACCACTTCTATTTAATAATAGACGCTGAATATCCCTAATCCCCTTAATGTCTAATAAACCATCTCCCTTCAAAAAGTTAGAAAACTTACAATTAAAAGGTGCTAAAGTCTTCTTAGTAATACTAAACTTACCAGAAGCAGTTCTAGGTAAATCCAAACCAACATACTCTACAACTCCCTGCGCAAACTCCCCAGATCTAGAAGCAGGATAATTCTTATCTAAGTAATAAGGCTCGAATTCAGGAATAAGTGGCTTAATAGCCTCTTGAATCTTAGCTTCAATCTCACTAATATCAATATTAATCTCTTTTAAAGTCTTTTCAAGCAGTGAAACATCAACAGGCACTCCCCTTGATTGCATCACTCTGGTCACTTTTTTATAAAGAGGCATAACCTCCTCATCAAAGAAAAAGGACTCTAAACCTTCACTATTTAAAATACGACTATAATACTTAAACACCTTAATAGTTAATTCGCAGTCCTTAGCACAATATAATCCCATCAAATCAGTATCAGCCTTATAAAACTCAGAAACAGTTCCACCATTAGCCTTAATACTCTCCTTCATAGCCTGCTGCTCTTCAAGCTCACTTACTCCCCAAAGTATTTTTGCAATCTGCTTCAAACCAAAAGGCTGCTCTTCACTTACAGTATGTTTAAGCATAATCGTATCTGCATACAGATCATTCCACAAATCAACACCAAAATTATTCTTAATCATTTCTAAGTCAAAGTAGCTATTATGCGCTATTAAGCACTGTCCCTGTAAAGCCTGTACAAGTTTTAAGGCATAGGAAGCCATTGGAGTCTCAACCAACTTCTCCCCATCCCAACTCAATATAGGTAGGTAAAAGGAATCTAAAAACTCATTAGACACCCCAATACCAATTACCCTATCTTTACGTGTATTTAATCCTGTAGTTTCTGTATCGAACGCCAGTACACAACCACGCTTAATAATTGATACTGCCTTGGTCCAATCAGAGTAATCTTTAATAATCATACTACCTCTATTTACTTTTACCAATAATCATCATCATTGTAACTGCAAATACCGCACTAAAGAATAACATAGGAACCTGATCAAAAGCAAGCATAATTCCAACAAACATTAAAGTTAAAGTTAAATATCCAAAGTTCATAAATCCTCTCCCTTTAAAAGATCATTTAAACATTCTAGCTCTTCAATAGTTAAAAACTTGCCATTCCTCTCCCATACACCACTCAAAATAGTTCCATCCTCATCTACATCTACATCTAGTACAACTAAATTATTTATACTTACATCTACCATATTTTACTCCTTTTAATATAATATATCATAAAGAAAATATAAAGTCAAGCCTCAAACAAAAAAAGCCCGATATTTCTACCGAGCTTTTTCTATATTAACTTTGTACTACCTGGGGACGAGCCAGGTTTTAGGGAACTAAGCTTTTAAAATATTAAACTGATGTACAATTTTTCCTTTTAGTTTACCATCTTCAATTTTCTTTTGACCATTATAACTCACTTGAATATAATCACCCTCTTTTACCTTCTCCATCTGTTTAGCAACAGAACCACAACTATTAAGAACTACCAGAGAACCATCATCCTTCTTGATCTTAAAGTGAGGTTTGTCCTCATTGAATTTATTTGGCATTGTACCAATAAACTCTCCCTCTACTACCACACCTGTAAAATCATCCTCCGCCAACTTACTTGGGCGAATAAACGTAATTTGTGGCATCTCATTTCCATCAAGTGACTTAAATACTCTTTTTGCTTCTGACATTTGAAACTCCTTGGTTAATCTTGAGCATTAATGCTCATTTAAGACTCAGTGTACCACCACCGAGTATACTATTAAATTATATCAAACTTTTTTCTTTTTGTCAATCTTAATATTTACTTTTTTTCTTTCTGACTTCAACCAATTAGGTAACTCTTCCATACCGCTATAATTATCTATATACTCCTGCACAGACGCCATTCTAAGCTTTTCCTCTTCTTCCATAGCATCAAAATCTTCATCATTAAAAGGACATCTTGTCTCATCTTTAATCTGCTCTTCTAAAATACTATCTAAAACGTCCATCATATTATTTCTAGATTCCATATCTTTCTGCAATATAATCGCAGCACAAGCCATAACATGAGCCATGGGATGCAGCCCAGAATCTTTATCAGCCAGCTCTCCCTTCCTATAAGCCTGCAAGTGACGCATTAAGGCTCCAATATATCTCTGATTATCTACATACTTATAATTCTCATCTCCATACTTCTCAGCTCCACCATGTAGTGCCTTAGCTAACTGCTCAAGCATTTCAGGCTTAACAAGCTCATATCTCAACTTACCTTGATCATGCTTAATACCCACCTCACTCATCTTTAACTCCCATATCATCTAGTTCATTTAAATGTATATTTTCTTCAAGTCTCTCTATTTCGTCTTTGTGCCTCTTTATCAACCTCTTAAGTAACTCATCATCTCTAAATATTCCAGGATTATTTAATACTTTTTCATACAGCCTAATAATATCCCGCAACTCCTTAATGCGACTCATCCCATCATATAGTGTCATTTAGACCTCCTTCCACGCCCTGATTTGTTATTAACAATATCTTTAACTTTATCTTCTAAACTTCTATCACCTTCTAAATAAGCCCTAACTACTGGATGTTCCTCTCTAATCTTCTTAATAAGTTCCTCAATCCGTTTTAAGCTTCTTCTACATAAATAATCCTGCCAAGAGTACCATAACGTAGAAAATAAATATATTACAGTTAGTATGATTAGGCAGTTTAACATTTAAACCTCCAAAATTTCATAATCATCATAACTAATACTATCACACTTTTCTTCTTTTGTCCATATATTTGTCTCTTTGCATTTTTTATAAATTCGCAACGCTTCCAATACCTCTCTATCTCCTTCAAGCCTACTATGTTCACTTAGTTTAAAAATCTCACACGCTGCATCATTCTTACCTACTACTAAGAAGTAAAAATCTAGCTTCTTACCTAATTCAGCTTCAAACGCTTTAAGATATAAAGCAGCACTTAACTTATATTTAAACTGATCAACAGTAACCTTAAAGGATTCCGCATCTGCTGGAAACGAAGTAGTTTTTACATCAAGTATATAACCATCATCTATATTTAGTGCATCCGCTCTAACTTTTATACCCACTCCATCAATCTTAGTAAATAAACTAACTTCAGGCTGTATTCCCTTAATCATATTTACAGCCGTTTCATTTTTTAAATAATTCTGAAATAACTTATCAGTCTTCACTTTCTGTGGCTTAGATAATATCGTTCTCTTATCATCTCCCAAATCATCCTTGAATTTTTTCCACTCTGCTCCAGCCTTACGCCATCCATCAAAAAATACATACTCTTTTTCAATCGTATCCGGTTCTAAAATTAAAGAATGTAAATAAGAACCCTCTGCAAAATGAGGCTTATCCACTTCAGGCTCTTTAATGCCTAATATCTTCTCTTTATAAAACTTCTCTGGATTCTTCAATAAGTCCTTCAAGTTTGAAGAGCTTAGATGTTCCTTTTCACTATGATAATCATTATTACTTAAATCTTTTACTAAGCCCTTCAAATTCATCTCAACCTCTCTTATTGTAAAGTAATTTTCTTTTTAGATTTGGAACCAGAACTTAAATCATCTTCTTCAAAGTTTAAACTATCAATAAAATCATCAACATTACCCTCCCTCATCTCCTCTTCTCGTTCCATCATCGTCTCTTCTAGCATCTCCTGTTCCTGTCTAAACATTTCCAACTCTTCTGCAGAGTTAAGAACACTTATAGCCAAGAACTTACCCGGAAAAACCTCATCATTCATTAAGGATAATGCAGCAGATCTATTGACCAATTTCACAGCTAATTTAATGAACAGTTTTGCTAATCTCTCTTTCATCTTCTACCCCTTCTCATTTTACGTATTATCTTATCTAACTTCTCATTCTTGCACTTATTAAAATCAAACCCTTCTTCAAGCTTAACACCATTATGAATATCAATATCGGTAGGCAGATCTAGAATCTTAAACATAGCCTTATCGATATTTCTATCAATAAACTCCAAAACCTTAGCTACAAACTTCTGCATTGCAACTGCCTCTCTTTTTAAATCACGCTCTCTAGTTAAAGTATAGTCAATCATACCATCCCCTTTTTTAAGTTTTTAAAGTGAAAATAAAAAGCAGCATGTGAAAGAATGATATAAGCACTAAGTAAAGCAATCATAAAACCCTCCCCATAATTAAATAAATTTCTAAAAATATCCTAATCAAACAGTAACCCAAAACACAAACCCCAACAAAATAACACCACCAAGTAAATGTATCTTTATTCATCTTTTGCCTCGAATACAGTAAAAATATAAATCAATACTCCAAATTTATTATCAAACTCAGTATGCAACTTCACATCTAATATATTACCCTTAATCTTCTTAAACTCTTCTACAATCATTTCCAACTTAGGAACCTGTATCACATGCATTCTAACTTCTACACCATTATAAAGCATTTTAATCCTCCTTATCTATCTTCCAATGTTCTGGCTCCTTTACAACCTCTTCTCCTGTCTCTCCAGTGTAACACTTCTCGCAAAGAAAGTCAACTATTTTATTATTACTTATTAAAATTTCTACTTTCTTATTGCACCTAGGGCAAACTTGTTTATTAGTCCTTACCATTTTTAGCTCCCAATAATAATTTTTTAACTCTAATATATTCATCATGATCAATCTCATATACCGTATCAGAATAAATCATTTTAACTCTACACCCCCTAGTATCATTAACTAAAACAACCTGTCTAGAATCAATTATCCTTTCTACAGTCCCCTCATTACTCTTAAATGAAAACATCATATTTAAACCTCCTTTATTTTTTATCTTTATTTATTATAGAACCGCCAACATATCTAAGCTTGCCTTCTTCAATCAATTCAAAACCTCTTAAATCATTTATATTACACTTACGTACTCTATCATCAAACTCTACCTGACTTTCATCTTCCTTAGCAAATAATATATGTGTAATAGGTCCAATTTTCTTTTTAGCCACTCTTGATGGATATGCAGAAATCAACTTCTCTAACGCTGTCTTTCCTACAGTAATTCGCTCCACTTTTTGGATCTCCCCTTTTAATGCACTAACTCTAACTGCACAATTATAATGCTTACAAGCAAAGTCTTCCAAAACAAAAGAGTACCATTCAGGGTCACTATTCTTAATGACTTCATAATAGTGATCTGATTTAAAATTAGAAACATAATCATAACCGCTCAAATCTCTATTGTAAAAATAAGATGCTAATTGAGCAATTAAATCCTCACTCTCCCACAACCAATTAATACTTATTTCATTAGGCATAAATTTTTTAAATCTAGCCACATTTAACTTCTCTTCAGTAACAACTGGTATAGAAAACTGCCTATCATCTACCGCCTTCACTCCCTTTAAAGAATCTAATCTATTATTAGTTAAATAAATATTACCAAAGAAAGTCTTAGTTTCTGCATCAACTCCTTTACCTTCAATATTAATCCTATTATTTGTATAAGCTTTAATAGACTCTAAATGATTATCATTATCAATAGAAACCTCATCCATATGAATAAAAGTCTTTCCATAA